ACCTACTCTGTCATCTATTGTCATATTTGCTGAAATTCCATCTGCACTTCCAACTGAATCAGGTACAGTCCAGTTAGTGCTAAATGTTGCTTCTTCACCCATTTTATAATGTGCTACTGCTCCTGTTATTGTAGTAGGTACTCCGCTATTATATATAGAACTTACGTTGCTACTTTGGTCATTATTATAATAGGAAACTTCATCAATGTTACCATCATATAATGGGAACCCTGCTCCACTTTTACCAATATAAACAGGAATTAAATTAATGTTTGCAGTATATACATCCGCAAAAGTTCCTTCTAAATTTCCATCTAAATAACAAGCTAAATCATTATATCCATTAGTTCCGTTAGTGGGTGCTTTTCTAATAAATATTATATTGTGCCAGTTTGTAGTATCTGACATAGCACTTGAAATATTAGTACTTGAGAATAATTTTCTTCCTGTTATGCTTCCTGTAGGATAATAATATAAATTTGAAGATTGAAAATAAACTACATTATCGTTAGCATCTCCAATTATTGCATTTCCTGTATTTGCAGAATTGTTTTTAAACCAAAAAGAAATAGTATTAGTTTCACCTAAATCTATTGCACCAGTATCTACATAATCATCCACACCATCAAATTCAAAACTATAATTACTCACCTTATCCTTGTTACTATTCTCAGGTAGTAGCCACTGTGGAGATTTATAAACTCCATTTTCACCCATTCTATACCAAGCTATTGGAGGTGTAGTTAAATCGTTGAGGTTGTTGGGAACTCCTGAATTATAGATAGAAGTTATATTTCCAGAGGTTAACTTGTAGTTGAATATAGAAAGTTCATCCACTTGTCCATCGAATAAATTTCTATCCTTTTGCCCACCATCTCTTGACCTTGAGCCTATTTGCATATTTGAAGTAATTGTTGAAACACTACAATCACCTGTTGCTGTTGAGAAAGTACCACTTCCAGCAGTTGAGCCATCAACATAGAAAATATAATCATTAACATCTATTGTAATTGCTACGTGATGCCAGTTACCATCATTAACATCAGCAGTTGAAAAAACAACTTCATAACCACTATTTAAATAATTATTACTTCTACCAAAAGTTAAAAAACTATAACCACCACTAGGATTAAAAGATATACCAAAGTTAAAAGGAACGTGAGAACCAGCAGGATATTCATTTCTTAATTCTATAATAGTTGCACCACTAAACCAAAAGGACTTACCAACAGCATTTTGTGTTGTTTTTATCCACGCACTAATTGAATAAGAGTTACTATTGCCTATTGATTGAAAAGCAGTTGGAACAGTTACAGAATCAAAAACGTCAACATAATCATCTACCCCATCAAACGCCATAGAATATACGTTTTCAAAATCTCCACCTCCACCTCCAGAGGCAGCAGCAGCATTCATTTGAGACGATGAAGTGATCATATTTCCAATAGCTATGTACATACTACCAGAGGCCTATTATTCCTGTCGCTGTGGTGCTTGCAGCTAAAACTCTTACTACCTGAACAGGTAAAAAAGTTCCTGCTAAAACTCCTGTGAATACAATTGTATCTCCTCCAGCAGTTAGCACCTCTAAATTTCCAGCACCTCCTATGTATAATACACACCCATTATTTGGATTCTCTGTAGATCTAAAAACTTTGTATGCCTGTCCTGAAGCTACAGCAGTAGTAACACCTAGCTGTGTAGCACTGTCAATAGATGTAACATGTGCAGCAATAGATCCTGAATAAACGATATCGCCTACCTTTACTCCCTTGTTAATAAAATCTCCTGCTGAGTCAATTAACTTTAAAGCAGAAGCACCATCAGTAGTACTAGATATTGATAAAGCACCTGGGTTTGGAATGTTTACTGTAGCACTCGCTATAACATCTATCGCCCTACTTACTTGTAATTTTTGATATGCCATTTTTTATTTTTTTATTTTTTCCCCCAAGGGAACAACTCGTTTAATTTATCACGCCTTTCTTTACACCCACAGTCTTTTCCTAAAGCCCTAGATCCTTTTTCTACTATAGCTTTTATTCCTGTGGCTGTAGTAAACTTTTCAATAGAGTCTCCTAGTCCACGACTTTGATGTTTCTGAGTATTTAGTGATTTATCGTATTTCATAGGACAAAGATAATAATAAAATTTCTATCTTTGAAATAATGAAGGTATATAAAAAAAGACGCACACGAAAACCTCCCGTAAAAGTATACGATAGGTATGAACCTGAATTTAATTATCTCAAGCACTGGAGGGTGGTCCGTTACTGGGCAAAGGCTAAGTATGAATTAACCACCGCTGATCTAGATATGTTATTGTTTTTATATAGTGAGGGATTGTTCACTAGGCTTCAGTGTCAACACTATGGTATGTTAATGAGTTGGGATAAGCAACGGTTTGATAAACTACTTAGGAATGGGTGGTTAAAAAAATGGAGACAAAAAACATGGAAAGAGGCGGCTCTATATGAGTTATCCTATAAGGGTAAGAAACTAATTAATTCTATATATAAAAAGCTAAGAGGTGAAGAAAAAATATCCGAAGAGCCACGAAGAAATCCTATCTTTAACAATAGAACATGTAACTCTACGGATAAAATATATCGTCACGCTATACGAAGATTTAATTCCGAGGTAAATCGGCCAGAATAAAAACCACGTGGTAATTATCTTCCTTATCTATTTGATGTATAGCGGTAAATTTTGGATGTGTTTCATAAGTAATTTCTTGTTTAGGATTAAGTAACTTAGTTACTGCATAATAAACTGTTTTATAATAATCTTTATCCGAAGATATATTACTAAAAACATAATTGTAATCCTCTAAGTAATCACTCTTAAAAATTTCATAACCGTCAAGGACATACTTTTTACATCCATGTTTTTTTACAAAAAACTTTTCAAGTTTAAAATGATTTCCTTTTTTACAAGCCTTTTTTAATGGTTTAATTAATTCAAGTTGTAAATTAGAATTTTGAGAAAAAATACCTATTGATAAAAGCAAATTAAATAATAATGTTAGTTTTTTCATTGTGCGTTTTTTTTGGTTAATACATTAACCTATACGCATAAAATAAAAAAATGTTACAAAATTATTTATTTTCTTTATCAAATTTTGCTTGGAGAGATCTCTGTCTACCTAACTCCTCTGAACCTTTTCTTCTTAGGTTTACGGTAGTAGGGTCTACACATTTTCCAGACACCATAATCTTTCTCATGTACTTTCCATCTTTTCCTTTAATTTTACTTAAAGGACATTGCCCTTTCCCTGTTGTCATTTTTGTTGCCATAACGTTTTATTTTTTACTTTTTTTAAATGTTCCATCTGTAGCATAATAAAGAGCGACCTGTTTTTTAGTAAAGCATTTGTTACGTGGACTTACATACTTACCCTTACACTTGCCTTTATTAGCCTTTTTAAATGGCATATTATTTTTTTATAATTTTCCTTAAATGTGAGATAGCACCTTCATACTTCATCCCATGATCACCACCATAAGCATGACCATAAATCTTTTTAGACATCGCCTTAGATTCATCTCTTCTGTCTTTTAATGATTGGCTATGAGGTCCTTTGTGTTTACCCCCTAAAGACTCATCTAATCTGTCGTTATATCCTTGTTTATATGTTACTGTTGGCATTTTTAAAAATTTTTATAATTTATACTATTATCTTTTAAACATTTTATGTATATGATCGTCAAATTGCTTTCTAGACTCGTGGTCGTAGTTTGCATCTTTTTTTAATGCGTGAGCATGATCAAAATCTTGTCTAGCAGCTGCCATCTTTCCATGTGCCGCCTCGTATCTCCCGTCTATTCTTAATTTTCTCTCGTGAGAGTAATCATCCATAGCCGCTTCCTTGTCTTGATATTTATTCATAACTTATTTTTTACAAAGGTAATAATTATTTTCTTTTCTTTCTCTTGTTATTGTTAGAAGAATTTATCTTACCCTCTAATTGTTTTATTTTATCGTCCATGTTACTCTCATAGTCGTTGTCAATCTTATGTAGCTCCTTGTCTAACTCTATGCCTAATCTAAACATAGTCTCTATTAATTCTTCGGATTGTTCTAAACGAAACTCTAGTTCGTCTATATCTTCGAGTATTGACATGTGCTGGAGATCGTACTCTATTCTTTTAATGGGTAAATCTTTAGCCTCCTCAATATCGGACTTTAACGTAAAATACATTCCCACAAAAGCAGCGGTTATGGTAATTATACTTACCACCGTCTTTAGGTCTAACTTAACCTCTGTATCCTCGTTTATCTTCATGCTAGTATTTACCTTGTCTACCCTTTGGTGATGACTTAGTGGATCCTCCCTTTCCAGCCCATAGTTTTTTACAGGCCCAATACCTAGCCGATAATTTGTTAGTAGCTGATGCACATTTATGTCGTGCCCTAAAGCTTTTACGTGCAGCGTCTGAGTAGTTATGACCATACCCTTTAGCCCCGAAATGTATAAGCTTTTCTTTACCTCCCTGGCACGCCTTTACCATTTGTTTTTTACCAGGCCTAGTAGAAGGTCTGGGTTTATTACAGGGCATATCTTTTTTACTAGCCATACTAACTTTTTACTTTTGCTTTTGGAGTATTAGAAACAACCTGTTTGTTTTTACCAAATCGTTTCTTTTTTGTGGCCGTAGCTGCTCTTTCAGATTTGGATAAACTCTTAGCTTTAGCTAATGGTAAACATCGGTCAGGGTTACCTGTCTTTTTTCCTGTACCACATGGGCCAAGTATGGAACCATCAGTTCCAATCCTAACCCATTTCTGTTCAGCCCATTTTTTTAATTTACCCACTAGTAGCTAGATTTAGTGCTTTTATCCATTCCGTAACCAGGATTATACTTAATCTTTCCTTTTGTCATTCTAGCAAATGAATCCGCCTGGGCTTTACCTACGGCATTGTATGGAAATGTTTTTTTACCTTCTTTTGTTTTTACTGTTGGCATAACTTTTATTTTTTTTTGGTTTTTAACTTTTTATTTTTTTTTAACATTTTAAAATCAGCCCCTGTTATTACATTGTAAGGAGGAGCCATTTTAGCTATTTTCTTTTGTCTATTAGTTAGTTTACTCATTTTTTACAAGATTTACTTTTTTTGTGACCGTAACCTTTTTTTTCTAGTCGTAAATGATCCTTTAATTTAAAAGCCATTTCTCCTTTACAGCCTTTATACATCATGTGTGGTTTAAATTTTTTTTCAGCCATTGTTTATTTTTTTTATTTTTTTCTACCAAAGTTAGGGTCTTTGCAATATTTTGAAGCTAGCTGTGCAGCTCTAGCAGACCAATTGTTCCACTTTCCGTCTTTACCACGAAAAACTTTTTGTCCTCCAATTTTTTTACCATCAAGCCAATTTAGTCCAGATGAACATATCTTATTATTTTTAGCCATTAGATTGTTGTTTTCTTTGTTTCTTGTCGGCACGATTTTTTTTCATCCTACACAAAACAATTTTTATTTTACCCTTAACCTCTTTATGACACGCATCTAATCCATCACCGTTTCCGTATGTACCTTTCTGCCTGTTGAACTTATTAAGTCGCTGTCGGTACTTTACGTTTTTCTTATTGTAATCCCTTTGGTATGCTAGCCTTTTCTCTCTAGCCTCTGGGTTGTCCCTGTAATATTTTGCTGTACGTCCTAGTGCCACACTACAAAGGTAATAATAAATTACATTTTTATCACTACCTCTCTCTCTAGTATTACCCCATATACATTATCCTCCAGCTTCACCTTGTGTCCAGCTCGTGAGTCGTGGTATATGATGTCACCATCCTTCACACAATCCACATCCGTGCCTGCACTTACTACCTTACTTTTTCTATATCTTAGCTTACTTACATCATCACCCGTTAGAATTAATCCACTCCCCGTGGTTACCTCCTCGCTGAGGTTTTCAATGATTATATACTTACCTACCGCTTTCATTGGTTAACTGCCTTTTTTGTTTTTAGATCATTATAAGTTTCTAAAGAAAATTTCATATCTTCAGGATTATCAAGATTCCATTGAATTACTTGAAATTTCATTCCTTCACGATTTACTCTTATTGATTTACACATAGTTAAAAAATCATCTGCCTTTTTAACCAAGCCCTCAATTGTTAGATCTTTTAATCTTATTTCATACCCTCTTATTTCCATGATATTTTTCAAAATACCAACATACATATCCTCATCCCTGTTTGGGTAATAGTGTATATCAAATGAGTAGTGTATTTTTTCATAATGTTTTTTACCTAAATCTTTTAGTGTTTTCATTTTATTTGTTTTTTAAATTTTACATTCATTTTTGATAAGTAAGGCACCACATCTTTCAGTTTGACGAACTTAACATATTTATCATTTTCATCCAATAGCTTTATCATTTTTATAACAATATTTTCACCATCGTACTCGTACCTTACAATTTCTAGCTTATGATCTTTCATAGTCTCTCACATTTGTTATTATTGCATTAGTTGACATTATGGTTGTCGCTACCGATACGGCATTCTCTAGGGCGTTCTTAGTAACCTTCATTGGGTCTATGATCCCCAGCTTAATCATGTTCCCATATCTATCGGCCTTTACATCATACCCTACACCTGGGTCTAAATTAGGCTCAATATCTTTAGCATCGAGTCCTGCATTGGTTAGAATCTGTCGGAACGGGGCCTTTATAGCATCCGCTAGTATAGCATTAGCAACCCTCTCACTCTCACTACTACCTCGCCCAGCGAGGTCCGAAGCAATTTCAAGTAGTGCGATACCACCGCCTGGTAGGATTCCTTGCTCAATAGCGGCTCGTGTAGCACACACGGCATCATCAACCCTATCTCTTTTCTCTTTCTGCTCAATATCTGACTTAGCCCCTACGTGTATTACCCCTACACCGCCTGTCATAATAGCTATTCTTTCCTTCAGGAACTCTTTCTGGTCCTCAATGGTGTGTGTTTCATACTCCTCCCATAGGTCGGCCACTCTATTCTCTACGTGTATGTTCTGCTCATCGTTCTTCACCAGGACGGTCCCTTCCTGTGATATAATAGCCTTCTTAGCCTTTCCAAGGTCAGATACCTGTATTACCTCCAGATTATCCCCTGTATCCTCTGAGAAGTAGGTAGCCCCTGTAGCGGTAGCAATATCTTCCATTAGCTCGTGTGACTTCCACCCAAACTGCGGAGGGATGATGCTACAACCCTTTATTATACCCTTAGCTACGTTCACATTGAACGAATTTAATGCCTGTGGGGTTAAGGTCCCAATAATCAATAACGGCCTGTTAGAGCTAATTACTGCCTTTAGCACATGCTCTGGAATATTTGTAAGGTGGTTTATTTCCTGGTCGGTAACCAGCACATACGGGTTATGCAGTACACACTCGGCCTTCTTATGGTCGGTAATAAAATACTTACTACTATACCCACGGTCAATCTTCATACCGTTAGTTATCTCTGAGTAGGTATATGCCCCACGAGCATTCTCTACCGTTACCACCCCGTCATCACCAACCTCTTGGTATGCCTTAGCAATAATATCCCCAAGCTCCTTGTCATTATTTGATGATATAGTCGCCACGTCTAACAATCTCTTCCCATTTACCTTCTTAGCTTTTTTCCCTAGCTCCTTCACCACGTACTCACTACTAGCCTGTATAGCACGGATAATATCGGTTATATTCATATGTGGCTTAATACGTTTCTGTGCCTCTAGCACAATCGCCTGTGTAATAACAATAGCAGTAGTTGTTCCATCCCCTGCGGATATAGCCGTCTTATCAGCGGCCTCCTTCATCATAGACACCGCTAGGTTCTGTGTAGGGTGTAGTAGGTTAATACTCTTAGCCACCGTTACCCCATCCTTGGTAACCGTTATACCCTTAGTATGATTCTCTGATTCTATAAGGACCGTTTGACCTCTAGCCCCTAGTGTACTCTTTACGGCATCGGCAAGTACGTTAATGCCATCTATTAGATCTTGCCTTGCTTCGCTATCGAAGCTTACTTGTTTTACTATCATTGAATTAGATTTTAGTTATACCAGCAAATATATATATTTATTTTGTACAAAAAGTGCACCCTCCTAAAATAATTTAAAAAGTAGCCATTCCACATAATCCAAAAAAAACACCTCCTATTACCCTATACTTTTTATAGACTATAAATATTTTTTTTTCCCTATACGTAAGGAAAATAAGTGACATAAGTGACATCCCTCTGATTATCAGCAAGTTAGCTCTCTTCTATGTGGAATATATCTGGAATCTATCTGGAATATACCCCTTGTATCTGGAATATTTTACCTATTTATCCGTTTTTAAACGGTTATAAACGTTTATTTTCACTTAACAGTTAGACGTAATTTTTTACTTACTCCACATTTCATGACATTTCTGTGACATTTCTGTGACAAAACTTTTCCTTGTTAAGAACTATATAAACCAAAATAGGGAGAACAACAGACCAGCTGCCACCCTCCCTATACTATGGAACACACAAACTTTTTATCTATCCATGAAGCGTCTTCTCTCTTCGGCTATCTCATCAGCCTCGACCTTCATAAGTATCTTTTCCATCCTCTTCTTAGATTTTTTCATGTTACACATTTTAGTGATACCCATCTCAAGAGGTGGTGCGTTATTGATCAACCTACCATTCTTTACCGTGTAGTCATGATCGTAATTTGGATTACCTGTTAGTTTCATAATTTCTTTATTTATACAAAGATAATAATTATTTCTATAAAGACCGTACCCCTAACCAGTATTGGGCTCTAACCAAAACTGCTCGTCTCTCCTGGTAGGGTACAGCCTGAGCCTTCCCCACCTATATAGGTAGATCTAACATATATCAAAGATACAAAATGTAGGGCATAAATATATATCACATATACAGGGGGTTTGGGTTATATACTAATATACGTGCTGCCACCTTTAAAGGAAAACGACCTGTCAATCGAAGGGGGGTACTGTTTTGACCTACGCACTCGGATTTTTTGGCTTTTTTTGTACGGTTCGTCTATTCTTTTGGCGTATTGGTCTATGGTTTAACTGTATTGGTCTACAAACTTTTTGATGTTTATCTGCAAATAATAGTATGCATACATAACATATTACTCTACATCTAGTTAACAATACAAATAGTCTAGTCATTACTGACTAATATTCTAGATAGTTATTTTTAGACACGCCTAAATTTATATTTAGATAAGACTAAAAACTTTATTAGATACACCTAACAAAGGAATAACCCCCCCTCTCTTATTTTAAGGTAGAAGACATTTCACGTACTCAACACTAGAGATATCGTTATAAGTTACTGATTTTCAGCGAGTTGCATTGAGTTTAAATTGTGTCATTATGTGTCAATTGATGTTTATCGATTAATAAAGACAATTTGTCGAAAATCTGCTGGGGTTCGTCTAAAAATTGAAACATTGTATTTGGATTTATAGTTACATTAGCAACATCAAACAAAACAACCAATAAACAATAATTATGACAGATTTAAGCAAAGCAGAACAGAAAAATTTAGAATTACACGAATGGTTTTTACACAATTTATCATTTAACAAATCAAGTATAGCTTTTGAAAATGGTTATAATCAAAGGGGTCAAATTTTGAATATGGAATTAGATAAAACGGTTAGAGGTTTACATAAGGAAAATAAATTACTAACAATTTTAAAGAAAAAAACGATTAACGATATGAAAACAGAATTGTTAGAAAATCAATTAAACGAATTATTAACGACTAAAAAATAGAAATAATTGAAACCTTTATTTGGCTACTCCGTTTAACTAATCAAACAAACCAATAAACAATAATTATGAAGCAATTAACTAAATACCAACTAAATAAAATATCTAAGAACTTGGATAAGTGGTTTAATCTAGCGACCAAAGAAGAAATTTCAGAGGGGTTGGAGTGGTACAAAAAAGCAAATGAGATTTGCAAAGATATTGCACAAAAGTTTAATACAACAGAGTTGATTGGTGCAAGTGTAATATCAGCACTAAGTCCACGTAACAAATGGGAACAAAACATAAAAGACGCTTACAAAGTATTTCAGGCAGTACAAGAGGGCAAGGAGGCTAATGATATTAAGGTCTGCACGTTTCACACGAACAAGTTTAAAGCCTTCGAGATTGCCAAAGGAAACAAAGTAATCTCAGCTGACAGTCAAAAAACATTTGCTTTTGTAAACAATATTGCTCATTTAGATAACAACTTTGTAACTACTGACGTTTGGCACCTGAGAGCGTGTTTTAATAAAACTATGGCTAGCTGTGGGAAATTAGCATACAATCAGATACAAAAATTAACCATCAAGAAAGCCGATAAGCTAGGGTTAAAGGGCTTCGAATATCAGGCGATTATTTGGTCATCAATAAGAAATAAATTTTAAATAAATGTAACAAAATAAATTAACCAACGTAAAACAATATATGAACACAATACAGAAACAAATCGAAGACTTACTCAATAGTAACGAACCAACTAAAAAACTAAAAGAATTTATAAACCAATTAAATAAATAGTTATGGATGAACTTAAGAAACTTCAATTAATGAAAAGAATTCAACGGCAAAAGGATAGGATAGTTAAAGAGCATGGTGGATTTCACCAATCAGAAGACTCTTTGTACGATTTAGGATATCTATCTGGGTTAGAGGGAGCGTTGTATATTATGATGGGAGCTACGGGATATTGGAAATGGGTGTATTCTGAAACACCTATCGAAGAGATTGAAATAGAATTAGAGAGGTCGAAAAGAATTCTAGAACACCTTAAACTAAACGAGCCTGAGCCTGAGTACAAAAAGATAGATGAGAAAAAACACTACATCAAGCACGCAGACTATTATGATGAGGTTTCTTCTTTGGTCGGTAGAGTAACGGTGGCTGAAGAAATAATTAGGAAAAACAATAAGTTATAAACCAATTAAATAAATAGAAACTATGGAAGGATACAACAAACAACAAATTGAATTGGCAAATGGTAAAGCAATCTTTATCTACACCAACAAAAAAGAAGGAACAATTAAAAGCAATGAAGAATTAATTTTGATCGAAGAAGTACAGGGATACGACAAAATAAAATGTCCGGCAGAGGTTCAAAAAGAATTGCCCTTTGTAGGGATGAAAGGCTTAACAGATTTTATTTTCGATTAATAACTAAAAACTAGAAACTATGAAATATTTAACATCCAAAGGAATTAAAAATTATTTAATAAATAATTACGGACAATTAAGACACGAACCTACTAAATTAAAAATAGCTTGTCAAAAAATATCTAAAATATATAAATGCAAACCAGTAGAAGTATTTCATTTTATGATAGAGCAAACCCCGATTAATAATTTACATACTCACAGCTACGGTTTTAATACTAGATTAGGCAGAGATATTAGAAATGAATTTGAATATTATTATTATAATTGTAACCTTTTAAAATAACCAACGTAGAACAATATAAACCAACTAAATTAAAGACAATGAATCAATCAAAAAAATATGCAAGGAAATGCGATGTGACAGGCGAAGGAATGAATGAGGGTTACTGCATTAATGACGGTGAAATGTACATAAAAAATAAATCTCAAATGCTTAAACATATTGAAAGCGTAGGATACAAAACACTAGATGAAGCATTTAATGATGAGTATTACTATTGGACAGAATGGGAAGAATTAGATGATGACTACCACTACCTCGAAGATGGAACTGAAATTGTAACCTTTTAAAATAATCAACGTAAAACAAATATAAACCAATAAAAAACTAGAAATTATGAATGCATGGGATAACGCAATAAACAAAGAATTTGTAGAAGGAATTATAGACTTTGCTAATTCATTAAAAGAAGATTACACATCTTCAGAAGTAGAAGAATTTTATAAGGAATTAGGTAGACATATATCGAATGAAGTATTTACCACTTATGACGAAGATATAATACCCGACTAAATATAAACCAATAAAAAACTAGAAACGATGAAAACATTTCAAATAACAGTAGAGAGAACGTACACAACAACGGTAGAGGTTGAACTTGAAAACAAGTCAGACTTACTAGATGACAACGGACAGTTCAAAGATACAGAACTTGCCAATGAAATTGTAGATATGATTTGCGAACAAGAGCTAGAGCAAATGGATACAGATGGACTAGGAGTAAAAAAGTGTATTGACATAACAAATATAAACCAATAAAAAAACTAGAAACTATGACACAACAACAAGCACAAAAAGAACTACAAGAAATTGAGAGAATAGCAAATGGAATATTAAGAGGGGACACAATTTACGGCTCAAAAGATATGGTAATTAAATTACCTAGAGGTCAAAGATGTGGCACTTATTACCAACAGAGAAGCTACGCAATGATTAAAGCAAGAGAATTATTTAACCAAAACAAATAGAAACTATGAAAAATTTATTAATACCAATAGCATTACTGATGGGAGTATCCTGTAATACACAAAAAGAAACTATAATATATCAAGATTTTAGTGAAGCACTTAACAACATTCAAGATATGAGAGAGTGGATGAAGGAAGACAAGGTTCAGGGCATTATCGATTCTGATTACGCAGACTATTACATAGACTACTTGAATGAAAGTGAGGACCTACTGATAAATCATTTCAACCAATTAAACAAATAGAAACTATGAATGAGTTAGAAAAAATAATAGATAATTTGTATGGGTTCAATGAAGATACACACAGAGAATTTGACACAGAACTAACTAAGGCAATCAAATTTTTAGAGGGCATACAGTCAGAGCTTGAGGATCGAAATTATCAGATGGATGATGAGCAGATGAAGGACTACATTGGAGATATGCGAATGGAAATTGAAAAAGAAAATTCACATTAATTGTAACCCTAGATAACTAATTTACGTACAAGAATATAAACCAATAAAACTAAATAAGATGAACACACAAGAAAATAACAAATTAATAGCAGAATTTATGGGTATTATCCCAAATGAAGCAGGAGTATATCATGTATCAGAACACAAAGGATATTCATTAGAGAACTTACTATACCACACTTCATGGGATTGGCTTATGCCAGTATTACAGAAATGTAGAAAAAAGAACCAATTAGAGTATTTTGATGTGGTATACTATGCCCTTGAGGAATGTGACATAAACATAACCTATAAAGCAGTAGTAGAATTTATAAAACAATTAAACAAATAGAAATTATGCAAGAACAAATTAAAATTTTAGAAGATTCTATTGTAGTAATCGAAAATTGGAAATGGAATATGTATGAGGATGATGATGAGGTAGGTGTTGCAGTAGAATCAATCAAAGATGTAATTAAAGAATTAAAAGAATTAAAAGAAAAAATTAAAATTCTTGAATCAATACAAAAATAAATAAATAACAAATAGAAATTATGGATATAGTAGATTTAATTATAAGATATGAATGTGGGGAGTTAGTACTCTCTGAACAAGCCGAACTATTTAGTGAGTTAATAAAATCAGGTAGGGTGTGGACAATGCAAGGTGTATATGGAAGACAGGCAAGGAATTTTATAGACTCAGGACTAATAGATGAGAAGGGTAACATAGATAAAAAAACATTAAGAATGTATATACAGGATGTAACCCTGAAGCAAGAATAAACGTACAGCCAAATAAAACTTAGAAATTATGAAAGTAAAAATTAAAACAAGACAAGTGTACCACAGGTACGCAGAAGTAGAAATAGATGTCCCTGACATGGAGTGTAATGACATACACGAATATCTAACTGACAACGATCATTTATACACAGATGAAATAGATGATAAAATAAGTAAGGCAGAATATATATTCGGTAACGGGTGCGATAATGACATAAATTGGACTGAACCTAGTTCAGATAGCGAGTGGAGATTTGAATATGGCGAGGGTAATTATGGAGGGCATTTATAATGAACGAACTAGAAAAAATAACCGAGTGTAAGAAGTACTTAAGATATATCAAGCAGAAGTACGGAACAACAGATGTAAACACAATTAAAAACCTAATCAAATGAAAATAGATATAAGAAACGACAAGGTAGTATATATAACCATAGGAGATTATGAGTACTACATAGATGACAGTACAGATGAACAGATAATGGTGGTTCACAATAATCAAGACAGTAAGTCTTATGATATAGAATTAAATACTCACCAAAAAAATATGCTCATCGCAGAATTTATTGGACACCGTTCCGTACTGAAGTACCACAACGATTGGAACTATTTGATCGAGGCAGTCGATAGGGTGCAACAGATTACAGGCATGAACATCCCCAAGTCATTTAACCAAAATATAGTATATAACAATGTCGTTACGTTAATACAATTGGTCGACAAAAAACAGCCATTGGTCGAAAAAATGTAAAAAAATGTAACCTTTTACACTACCTTACGTATAACAATACATAACCAATAAAAACAAACAACTATGAAACAAGCAATCAATCAAATCAAACAAGACCTTACATACTTAGTACTAGCTAGTAGTGTAATGGCAACGATCACAGGTGTATCATTTATCCTAATAGAAATATTCGGATACTAAAATTAAAGACTATGAAGAACTTATATGACTTACGACCTGAACTAGCAAAGGGAGGATTTTCCTGGAGCATGAGAATGGGGGATGTGTCAGGGCTACCCTGCTACAGTATCGCTAAAACAAAGGCAACAGAGAGGGTATATAACACCCTACCTACCGACACAGAGATACGACAGTTCATTGTAGAAAACATCGATGATTTAATGGAAGATAATATAGTGTTAGGTGGGTGGGAGAATGACGGTAAGTACTACCTAGATACCTCAGAGATATTCGACAAGGGATCGATAACATTAGACAAAGCGTTAGATATTGCCCACCAAAGACAGCAACTAGCAATTTACGATTTAGAAAATAATAAAGAAATAAAATTATGAAAGACAGCAAACCAACATTAAGATTAGTAAAAGAGGTAAACGAAACTACAACAGGAAAAGAAACGGTTTATTATACTGAGTCATTAGATAAAACCCTTAATAGGTATGATTTGGTTCCTGGGAGTCTTAGTTTCAATGAAGACCTAGCAAAGCAGTACTTTAATGATTTATTAAAAGATGTAAACAAAAAGACGGTAGAAATACTTGAAACATCTAAATATTAAAACCAAAAGAAGATGAATAGAAATAATTGGAAGACATACAAGATTAACCTGACGAATTATCAAGAGGAATTCTTAAAGAACAAAAAGAGAGAGGACGGCACCACACTATCTTGGATGTTAACTAAGGCAGTAGAGCTATACATAAAGAAGTGTGAGTCCGAAAGTATTAACGGAATAAAAAAAATATTAAACGAAACAGATACCAACAATAAAACAAACGTTTCCTGGGATTTATAAATAAAAAAACAATAAAACAAATGAAAGAAATATCCGAAAAACTAAATGAGTTAAAAGACAAAGCCACCTCATACACATCCAAACCTAATGAGTCCATGCGTAACATCGGCTTTGGTATGATGGAGGTAATCAATGAGGTAGAGAAAATAATATCCAAGGACATACTAAGCCCTAAGATACAGAAGTTCATGCGTCAGCTGAAGTATAAGGTGTTACTAGAACTAGGCGTAGAGGGTGTTATGATTGACTCTGAATTGCGTTACGATGGATCAAAAATATGTGGACCAATATGTAAGGGTGGACGCACCAACAAGGAGTACTACGATAGGTTAACTAGATACCTACAGGACTACGGATACGATGTAAATAAATTTAAAATTGTAGTTGGAGAAGACGTATATATTCAGTAAATTAGCACACCCTTAAACACACAAAACATGGGACGAACAAAGAATATTTTCATACAGGAACAGGAGTATATTGTATATAATCAGCTGTCACAACCCCAACAAATCTATAAACTAGAACGCACTATGAAAGACTTAAATGACGTGTGGGAACATCTACTATCCCAACAAATTACCGGCAAGTGTACAACCACTTACTCACAGTTTTACATTATGAACGGATACAAGATTGAGCGAATGAACGATGGGGATGTGGTAGTTTATAATACTAGAGGCAACGCAGATCTTTACCGAAAGATTGGACCACGTGAGGAGTTAACACTAGTGCGTCATGGTTTTTTAAAGGGTACACACATGCTAAGTATTGACTACCTAGAGATTAGATTAGACGATCTAAACGATGCTATACGACACTACCTAGACACAGGCAAGGATGAACTCCTAGAGAAGTCTAGAACCCGTAGAAAAAATGTCATAAAAAAAATAAGGAATCACTATAGTAAAATAAAATAAAATGAAAAAAGAAAAAACAACATTTGAAACACTATCTGCTATCAATGTAAATGATAAGGTAGAAAAGAAGAACAACCTAACGTACTTATCCTGGGCTTGGGCTTGGGGAATAGTAAAGCAGTACTATCCACAGGCTAGTTATGTGGTAACCGAGTATGATGGAAAACCATACCTATACGATCCAAACCTGGGTTACATGGTATCCACATGTGTTACAATTAATGAGGAAACAATCCCTATGCACCTACCTGTAATGGATAACTCTAACAAGGCAATGAAAGACAGACCATACGAGTACAAGACTAGGTATGGTGTTAAGACCTGTGAGTCTGCTACTATGTTTGATATCAACACAGCTATCATGAGGTGTTTAGTTAAGAACCTAGCAATGTTTGGATTAGGGCATTATATTTACGCAGGTGAGGACCTACCCTCAGCTGAGAAGGAAGAGTCGCTTAAACCTAAGATATATACCCTTGACATAGGCGATATGAATTGGCAGAAGGTACTACACTACGTGGTAGAGAACAAGAAGTTAGGGCTTACTAAGATTGTTAAAAACCTTAGCGTTAAGTACGACATTACACCAGAGATAAAGACAGAACTTAAAAAAGCAATAAGCGATGGAGTTAGAGGAAGTAAATAAGCTAAGTAAGAACCTGATAGATAAACTGCGTAGTGACAAGAACTACTACGGTAAGTTTGGTAAGAAGTTTTTATCTAACTCAGATATATCTACACTACTAAACAACCCACGTATGTTTAAGAAGTACACCAAGCCATCAACAGAAATGTTAAAGGGTAGTTACTTTCATACCGCTATGCTTGAGCCTGAAAAACTAGATGACTTTATTATATGTTCCTCATCATCCCGTACCGCTAAGATATACAAGGATATTCTTGCAGAAACAGGTGAAGATATTGTACTACTAGCGAAGGAGGTAGAGGAGTTGAACCAAATGACATCAGAACTAAAGAGTAACGTCATACTTAGTGAGATTATCTATGAGCAAGGTAATATATTTGAGGAGCCTGCCGTAGGTAAGATTGGTGGTCAGCTGTGGAAGGGAAAGGCAGACATAGTACGTAGTGACCTAGTGGTGGATTTAAAAACTACTAGCAGGATAGATGACTTCCATCGATCCGCAAGGAAATACAACTACGACAGTCAGGCGTGGATATATGAACAATTATTTGAAAGACCTGTAGTGTTTATCGCTATAGAGAAAGGCTCCTGTCGTATGGGAATGTACGACTGCTCAGAGCAGTTCCTGGATTCAGGTAGAGAAAAGGTTATGCGTGCCCTAGAGGTATATAACACATTTTTCGGGGAAAGTCCCACGGAAGATATAGATCAATTTTTTATTAACAAAACACTTTAAAATTTAAAACTATGGCAACATTAGTTAGTGCGTCACTTGATGTGACAAAGATTACAAAACAGAAACTAAAGGATGGAAAATATTTAGACATCACAGTTTCAATTAATGATGAAACGAATAAGTTTGGTCAGAACGTAGGCGTGTATGAAACACAGTCTAAGGACGAAAGAGAAAGCAAGGAAAAGAAAAATTACGTAGGTAATGGTAAGGTAGTGTGGACAGATGGTACGGTTGAGTTAGCTCAGAAGGATGAGCCAAAGGAGGCTAAGAAAGAGTCTACACCTGATCTACCCTTCTAGGTCTTTTGCCAATGTATAGGGGGTATGTCACATAATACAAAAAAACAGCCCCCTATTACTATATATATTTTAATAGTATATATATTATTTTTTTCCGTATACGTAAGAAAATATGTGTCATATCTGTCACCGCCCTGATAATCAATAAGTTATGACTCTCGTAAGTGGAATATAAGTGGAATATAAGTGGAATATAACTAATACAAGTGGAATAAAATGCAAAAAAACACACACAAAATAACTATTTTTCAAAATATTCAAGACACCTCAACACCATTCTTTGTGGATGTAAACCTAATATTTAAACGAATCAAGGAAGGTAAGTCGGTAGATTTGATAGAAAAAATCCGCAACACTAAAGATAAAACTAAGCGTAATGATTTAAAGAAAGGCCTGCCAGCGATTTGTTTTTCGGGTGAGTTTAACAAGCGTAAGGATGCATCATTAGTTCGACACAGTGGTTTAATATGTTTGGACTTTGATAACTTTGATACTGAGTCTAAGCTAAATAAAAAACGCAAGGAGTTGCAGGAGGATAAGTACAGCATGGCAGTGTTCACATCACCAAGCGGTAATGGGTTAAAGGTAATTGTGAAGATACCACAGGATGAAGACAACCACAGGAATTACTTTCTTTCACTAGAGGAATACTATGACTGTGAGTATTTTGATACTACCTGTAAAAATATTTCAAGGGTATGTTATGAAAGCTACGATCCAAAAATATATGTTAACCCAAAGAGTAGTGAGTGGAAGAAGATCGTTGAGGATAACCATGAACATATAAGTAATACTAGTGGGCGTGTAACCATAAAGGTTGATGACCAGGATGAGATAATTAGACGCTTAACCATGTGGTGGCAGAAAAATTACGGCATGAATGAAGGGGAAAGAAACAACAACGCCTACATACTAGCCTCTGCCTTCAATGACTTTGGTGTAAACAAGGACCTAGCCTCATATATTCTTAGACGATTTAGAATGAAGGGGTTCCCTGAGAGTGAGATTACTGCGGTAATAGATAGTGCCTACGATAAGGTACATAACTTTAACAGTAAGTTCTTTGAGGATAAGGACAGGGTTAATTCAGTAAGGGATAAAATAAGGGCAGGTGTATCAAAAAAAGAAATACGTTCTCAACTTGTTGACGCTGGTGTTGAGGGCGATGTAGCCGACTCTGTTATTGCTGAGAAAGAGAACGAGTCAAACACCCTAAAGTTTTGGAACAAGAACGACAGGGGTGTTGTAAGCGTTATACACTTTATGTTTAAGGCATTCCTACATGACCTGGGTTATTACAGGTATTACCCTGATGGTGGTAACAACTTTATATTTATAAAGGTCAAGAGTAACATCGTAGATAATGCTACCGAGGAGAATATAAAGGATGATGTATTAAAACATTTAGAGCAACTTGATGACTTAACCATTTACAATTACTTTGCTGATAAGACTAGATTTTTTAAGGAAGATTTCTTAACTATGTTAGATTCAAAGAACGTACCATTCCTAAACGACACCAAGAGAGAGTGTTATATTTATTACAAAAATTGTGCGGTAAAGGTTAGTAATCATGAGGTAACGGTTATTCAGTACGAAAATTTAGGAGGTTATGTATGGAAGGATCAGATTATATCCCGTGAGTTTATGTTGTGTGACTCTACTAGTTGTGACTATAAAACTTTTCTATCAAACATTTGTAACAAGAATGAGGATAGAATAAACTCTGTACGCAGTACTATTGGATTCCTATTACATGGCCACAAGGATAAGTCATTCTGCCCTGCGGTAATTGTAAACGATGAGGTTATCTCTGACAACCCTGAAGGTGGAACAGGTAAGGGGTTATTGATACAGGGAATATCGGAGATGAAGAAGAACATTGTTATCAATGGTAAGGAGTTTTCTTTCGATAAATCTTTTGCTTATCAGTTAGTGTCAGCTGATACCCAGGTGTTAACCTTTGATGATGTAAGAAAAAACTTTAACTTTGAGAATCTGTTCAGTGTTATTACTGAAGGGATTACCTTGGAGAAAAAAAACAAGGACGCTATTAAGATACCATATGAGATGTCGCCTAAGATTGTTATTACTACCAACTACGCAATCAAAGGTAAGGGTTCATCATTCGAAAGACGTAAGTGGGAGCTAGAGTTAACCAGGCATTATCACTCAGGATTTACTCCTTACGATGATTTTGGTAGGTTACTATTTGATGACTGGGATACTGATGAGTGGTGTAGATTTGACAACTACATGATTAATAACATTAAGTATTACATGAATAAAGGATTTGTTAAGAGTAAGTTTAAAAATTTAACCACTAGAAAGTTTATAGCTGAAACTAACCATGACTTTTTTGAGTGGGTAACAGATGATGAGAATATAATAATGGGTAGGTCATACTATAAGTCGGATCTTTACAATGACTTTGTTACTGAATACCCCGACTACAGTAGAAAGTTGTCACGTAAAATGTTTGACAAATGGGTAAAGTCTTATAGTTATTATATTGCAGGAGTAGAACCTATTCAGGGGAGGGACTCCACGGGAAGGTATATAATTATTGATTACCCAAAGGATGAACAACTAGAGCTTGAGGTATGAATGAGATAGATATTTTAAATAACTTTGATTTAGCCATGCGTAACTCTTACAGCATAATAGTAGGAGAAAAAAATGTAGAGGATTTAATACATGATGGTGTGGTGTTTTTCGCCCATGATGTAGACTACCCACCAAAGATAAAAGATCTAGATGCGTTGATAGAATACTTCGCTGACCTAGATGAGTTTGAAAAATGTATAAAATTAAAAAATAAAAAAAATGAGAGAGAAAGTAATTGAATTTTTAGAGTGTTACGGCCTAGCAATATTTGCGATAATAATTTTTTTAGTAACACTATTGTTTTGTAAGTATAATTAAAATGAATAGTATGAAAAAAAATAGAACACTAAACGAACTACGACAGGTAAAGGATGTGGTATATAAACCCAAACTAAACCTAAAAAAAGAATACCAAAAAACTATAACCATAGATGAGTTGATAGCTAAATATCCAAATGATACTGATCTAGGTAGAGAGGTAAGGAAACTTAAAAGTAAAAGTAAATGAGAGGATACGTTAATTTCATAATCTTAGTAACGCTAATGATTATACTTAAAAAGAAAAGAAAAAGATGACAGCATATTTTTTATTACTAACACTAGCATTTGTTATGGCCTTTATAATAGGTATACTAGTTGGAAAAGAAATGTATAAATAAATTTAAAAACTATGGATAGATACGCACACATATTGAACCGAAACGGTATAAATAAAATACATGATAAGCTAAAAAAAACAGGACATCCATATCTTCCTGAGTATAGTGATGATCTAGCAGAAAAAATAATAAACGTAATATGTGACCACTACAAGACTAATGTGGAAGATGTCACTAAATCAAGAAGTAGGCTAAGACAGGTTATAATGTCTAAGTACATAGCTATGTATATTATACACTGTGATTATCCACACCTAAGGGACCACATGGTATCACGATTATTTAATCTAGACAGGACTACATTTATATATGCGGTTAGGAAAGTAAAAGATTTAATTGATTTCGACAAGTTAGTAAGGGATGATTATCAGGTAATAAGAAAAAAAGTAAACGGTCTATATAAATGTTAAAAAAAATATTACACATAATATTAATATTAGCAATGATTATTTTATCGTTCTACATATTTGCAGGATTTTTCATTATACTTTTAACATCACTAGCAGGATAACTATGGAATTTAGAGATTATCAATTAGATATTATTGAAAAAGGATGTCGAGTTTTATTAGACAAAGGATTACTATATCTATCAATGGAGGTTCGTACTGGTAAGACACTCACCAGTCTAGGGATATGTGAAGGGGTACAGGCAAGTAACGTATTGTTTATTACAAAGAAAAAAGCCATATCATCTATTCAAAGCGACTACTACATGATGGCCCCAATCTTTGAGATAGAGATTATAAACTACGAAAGCTTACACAAAATATCTGACAGAAAGTGGGACGTTATTATATGTGATGAGGCACACAGTATGGGGGCGTTTGCTAGGGCTAGCAACAGGGCTAAGATGGTAAAGAAGTTATTATCTAAACACAAGTGTAAATTAATACTTATGTCAGGAACGCCAACCCCTGAAAGTTTCTCACAAATGTACCACCAGGTATATGGCCACCCTAACAATCCTTTTGCTGGATATAAAAACTTTTATACGTGGGCTAAGGATTACGTAAATGTAACACAGAGATATATCAACAGTCAGTATGTTAATGACTACTCTAAAGGTATAGAAACTAAGATATTATTTGCTATGCAACCCTACATGATATCATATACACAAAAGGAGGCTGGCTTTAAATCTGTTATTGAGGAGGAAGTGTTGGAGGTGGATATGTCTGCTAAGACGTACAGTATGTGCAAAAGGTTGCAGAAGTCTTTAGTATTAGAAGGTAAACAGGAAACCATTCTAGCCGACACATCGGTAAAGCTAATGCAAAAATTACACCAGATGTATAGCGGTACGGTTATATTTGAGAGTGGCAAATCGGCAGTGCTTGATGACACAAAGGCACAGTTTATACACGATAACTTCTATGGCAAGAAGATTGCTATATTCTACAAGTTCAAGGCTGAGTTAAAGGCACTGAAGTCAGTCTTTGAGGATGAACTTACTGAGGACCTGGAGGAGTTTAACACTACAAACAAATCTATTGCACTACAGATAGTAAGTGGTAGAGAAGGGATATCCTTAAAGGAGGCTAAATACATAATCTATTATAATATAGACTTCAGTGCTACCAGCTACTGGCAGAGTAGGGATCGAATGACTACCAAGACCAGGTTAAACAATAAAATCTACTGGGTGTTTAGTAAGGGAGGAATAGAACATAAAATCTACAAGGCCGTAAACAAAAAGAAAAACTACACCGTCTCACACTTTAAAAGGGATTTACTAACTTTGTAATAACTCATGAAAGAGCAGGACATACAAAGAAAAAGAATTAAACAGTTAGAGGATCAGGGATACTATGTTCTTAAGTTAATAAAGACCAATAAGAATGGTATACCTGACTTGATAGCAATAAAGAAAGATGCCGATGTTATCTTCTCTGAAATAAAAACAAAGAACGGTAAAGTATCTGAACTGCAACAGTATCGTATTAAAGAACTAAAAAACAATGGTTTTAAAACAGAAATATATAGAGGAGAATAATAGGGTATCTTTATCTGTAGATGTTATTTTTAAATTAGCGGCACGCAGTGAAAAAATATGCGACCAAATATTTAATGCACTAGAAACTATTGATAATGAATTTAAAGGAAAAAAAATATTAGGACATAGAATAGTTGATGATAACGGAAATCCTTTGTATATTGGTGGGACTTTTTTTTGCAAAAAACCTGGGGAGTATGACTTATTAGAACTAGAAGAGATTGATAGTGATGGTTATTTAGACCTTATGAATGATGGATCACTTATATTAATTAATAAACATAACCAACGAATAATAACATGACGCTGCCTAAGAATGATAAAGATTATGTGTATGACCTAGTTGTAAAGGGGATAACACTAAAAGAAATAGCAAGCATACACAACGTAACCTACCAGGAGGCGTGGTCTGCTTTTGTTGATGGTATAGGATTCGCTTCCTATATAGATATACCTGATGGATTAGTAACAGACCAGGGATACGATTTAGAGTTATATGAAACAATTTTAATGCAGCTAAACTAATGAATATACTAGATAAAATAAACGGAATAAATAATGATATAATGAAAAAAAGGCTTACATATAATGGTAAGAAAATTTACATTAAATCTTTAACTAGTCACTACGCTATTGTATCCTACAGCAAGGACCAAGACAAGGGTAAGTTTAAGGTAAATGTAAAGCAACTTGTTGAAATAGAATGAGTTACAAAAACCTTATAGTAAACTGCTTACACACTAAGCGGTGCCAGTAATCCCTTCGCTAAAAAAATCACGATGCCTATTAAACTAAAAGACGTTAACACCCTTAATTATATTAACTTTACTATGGATGAGATTAACACATTAACCTCAGATATTTACGAGTCAATGATTGATTCTGAATATGCGGAGCTGGGAAAAACTATAGACGTGTTGATCAAAAAATTAAATGAAGTTAAAAAAACACACAAGAAATGAAAACATGCAATGAGCTAGCTTTTGAAAAGTGGAACAATGGAGAAACAAATAAAAGTAAAATAGCTAGAGAAGTAAAGAAAGAACTATCACTTAACAATAGTGTAGATCAAATAAGAAAGAATATATCTAAGTATATTAACAGGCGTAAGTCCTCTGCCTTATTTGATGAGTGTGAACATAAAGGTTTACCTATAGATAATGTAAGTAATTACTGGTATAAGGGTAAACATTTTTCCATACACTTGAAGGGTGACAAGTCACCAACGTATGATGAGATACGTGAAGAGCTTATTGAGGAGCTAAAAAAATACTCGCCTAAGTTTCCTAAGATAGAACGCAAGCCATGTAAGGATGGCCACCTACTAGTAGTAGATCCTGCGGATATTCACATTGGTAAATTAGCTAGAGCTATAGAGGGTGAGGAGTACAACACTAGCATAGCCGTGAGGCGTGTTAAGGAAGGCGTACAGGGCATTTTAGATAAGTCATCAGGTTGGAACATAGATAAGATTTTATTTATCGGTGGCAACGATATTTTACATGTAGATACTCCACGCAATACAACCACCAGGGGTACGCATCAAAACATGGATAGCATGTGGTATGAGGCATTTTTATCGGCCAAGCGTTTATATATAGAGTGTTTAGAGATGTTACTAGCAGTAGCCCCTGTGCATTTTACTTTTAACCCATCTAACCACGACTACATTTCAGGTTTCATGTTGTCGGATTGTATTAGTGCGTGGTTTAGAAACTGCAAGGACATCACCTTTGATTGCTCTATTCGTCACCGTAAGTATTTTTTGTACGGCAAAAATTTAATTAGCACTACACACGGGGATGGGGCTAAGATGTCTGATCTTCCATTAATTATGGCCCAGGAGGCTAAGAAAGAGTGGGCTATATCAGACCATAGGTATATATACACCCATCATGTTCATCACAAATCATCTAAGGATTTTTGCGGTGTCACCTGTGAATCTCTACGTAGTCCATCGGGTAGTGACTCGTGGCATTCTAAGGCAGGATACATAGGTAATCCTAAAGCTGTCGAGGGATTCGTTCACCATAAAAAGCATGGCCAGATTTCTAGATTAACGCATTTGTTTTAACGAGTTTTAGTACGTCTTTTTCTTTTAACTCTACGTTTTTTTATTAGTTTAGATTCTTTTTCTTCTTTTTGTTTTTTCTTGGAATCTTTAAACATATCTTTCACTATCATTCTTCTTATGTCTTTATAAAAAGGAATCATTCCAAAGTTACCAAGAGCTTCAATAGTAATTCTATTTAAAAGTTCATCCTTATATTTTTCTCTTGTCTCTGGCTTGGCAGAAGTTTTAGATTTAGTAATTACTGTAGTGGCTCTTGATATTGATTTAAGTAAAGGTGATAATGGTCCACTCATTAAATATAAAAATAACTTTTCAGGAGATTTTTTTTCTAAATCTTCTTGCGTTACTTGAGAAAAAACTATACTATGTTTATAAGGATCGTATTCCTTGCCATCCCTCAAATCCTCTAAGTATTCATCGTTAATCATTTCTAATAGGTAGTTTATAGGTATTTTAGGTAAATTACCCAATCCTCTACCCGTTAATAAAGAAAGGGGAGCCCCTACTAATTGTCTTGCTATTAAAGATTTTACATCCTCTTCATCATTATCATCTTTTATACCAAATAAAGAATCAAAAGCCGAATTTAAAACAGAATATAAAACTACATACGAAGCCATTCTTGTGGTGATTCCTATTAAAGCAGAAGTTGCTTGTAATTTTGACATCTTACCTGATTTAAACATAGACACAATAGCATTTCTTGCCGCAGCATATTCATACTGAGAAAACCTAGACATGTAAGAGTTGGCTATTTTATAAAATTGTTTATATACTGATTCATTAGTTGATATTACATTTTTTGGTATAATGTTAAATGGGTTTGTACTAGATGCCATTTTTACAGTTTGTTCGTCAGCGAAATTTGTTGATTTTTCAACAGCCGACTTATACTTATCTCCTAAGTATTTAGAACTTCCATCTGCTATTTCCTGAAAGTCTTTAGTTGTTAATTTTATACCTGTTTCTTTTTTGAAACTGTCAGCAAAATTACCAAACCAAAGAGGTCTTGATATCATTTTATCAGGAGTTGATATTAGTTTATCAGCTACACCTGTCGCTAAATTACCTACTTGCTTAACTCCTGTAAACTGTGATAAATATTTAGCTCTTTCTACTACAGGCGTTAAACTCCTAGAGGCTTTTGGTGCACCTTCATACAATACATTTGAGTCCGCCATTTTGCCAGTCATATTTTTAGTATCATACAACTTCATGGTTTCAGCACTTCCCAAGTTTTCCATAGCACTTATACCTTCATTACCCATAGAAAAAGATCCGTAATCTTTTACCCCTTTAGTAAAACCTTGTGGATTTACGGTTAATGCGTAAACCATATTACTTCCCAGTTCAGCACCAGCTCTAGGTATTGAAGCTAATGCTGCTTGATATCCTAACTTCTGCATTTTTTTAATCAAAGCAGAACCAGCATCATATTGAACAAATGAATCTGCAAAAGTTTTACTCAAAACTTCTTCAACTAAATTTTGTAGTGCGTTTATAGATTCTTGAGATATTTCACTAGAGTTTTTATTCTCAAATATTTTATCTTTTGCTTTAGCAATAGAAGCATTAACAGTTTTAACACCCTCTGTCATGTGATAATCAAGTAATGTTTCAGTAGCCCCACTTAATGTGGACGATATGGGATCAAAATTTATAGCCTTAGCACCAGGAGTACGTTCTCTAAGTGTCCCAGCTTTAGTAGATGGCTTAACCATCTTGTCTGTTTTTTCACTCATATCAGTTGACTGATTTTTCATTATAACACTATGATGAACGTAGTTGTTTATAGGTTTTATTTTATCACCTCTTAAAACAGAAGAAGTAAATATAGCCTTACTTTCTAAGTATTCATTTACCTCATCAAGTAGTTTTAGTGCTTTCTTTTCATTAGGAGTAAAACTTTTATTTATTTTATCTAAACTAATTTCTCCATTTACAGAAAATTCTTTTTTTATTTCTTCTAATATTTTTATGTCTTGTTTATTTAATTTACTACTTGCTTCTTCTCTTTTTACGGAGTTTATAGTTTCATTTATAAATTCAATTGCAGGTGCTACTTGTTTACTTCCAGGGTTAGAGTCAAATTCACGCTGTAATCTATAAGCCATTATTTTGTACTTAGACTTTTGAACAGCGTTGGTCATTCTTTGAATGGTGGGGACTTTAGTTTTATACAATAAAGAATCAGCAGCTTCTATTTTAGATGAAACATTTTTAGCTAAATCTGTTTGAAACTCAGAATATAATTTACCTAATTTTCCTAAAGTATTATTCCATATTGTCTTACTGTTAAAATTACCTAGCAAATCATCTATATAAAAAGTAGGAGTTCCCCTAAGTGATTCTGTCATTTTGCTTTTACCTGTAATTAAACCTTTTATTTTTCCATATAGTCTTGAAAATCCAGTTAATATACTAGTCTCCTTAACTTTAGATACTACATTATCTATTGCTTTAGAAGATTTGTTAGATTCTACTAGTATTTTTAAATCCATAGCAAACTTAGGTATATAACCATTAGCTATATTTTCTTTTATTAACTTTAGATTTTCTAAATTAGAGTAGTCTTTGGTGCCATCTTTCTTTTCTTTAATTAAACCAAGTAAATCCTCCCTACTCAAATCGTTTAAATATTTTCCTAATTTCCTACCCCTTTCGTTGTATGTGTTTGCAAGACTAACTTTATTAGATATTATGTTATTTATATATCCGTCTAAGTCTGCTTCTATTTCTTCGTTTAATTTACTAGGTAAAGATTCTTTAACCTCTTCATTGACCTCCGTATCTACACTATTAATAATATCAGAAGATGTTTCCATAACTTCACCAGCCTGCGGTAAGTTAAGAACTTTTTTTCTTTGACCAAAACTTTCTAATATTTCGAAATAAGAATCAAACTTATCTAGCGGAATCAAAGATGGATCAATTGCAAACAACTCTTCAAGGACGGGTTGTAGATCGGGAGATGCTCCAATTTTAGTCTTTAAGTTTTTCTTAGCTTGTTTTACTTTTCTTTTTGATTTATTTATTTTATCAGCCAATTCCGCCTTTTTATATACAGCATCTACATAAGAAGTTAATCTATCCACCATAACTGGATTCATCATATTAGTAGATAAAACTTTTTTTATTATAACTGATGCTTGAGAAGAAGTAATAACCCCTTTGTTAGATAGTTTTTTTATATCTTCAATTATAGATTTAGACATATCTTTATATGACTTTACCGCACCTCTAGCAGCCCTAGCTTCTAATTTTATTTGATCTTTAAGTGCAGCCATCTCATCAACTACTACTTTTTTCTTCTTAGGTTTTCTTAGTATCTTTTTAACTGACGGGGCTTTAGGTATCTTTATTCCTAGCTTTTCATTTATTTCTCTTACAGCACTTTCTCGTTCAATATCTGTAGCTTCTTCATAAAGTTTGCTACCTTGTAGGTATCCTTTAGTGGCTTTTAGTATTACTTGTGGGTTAGTGTCTTTACCACCTCTTCTGTTTCTTACTTTAGTAATAACTTCTTCCACAATATTATCTACTCTTTCTTTAGATGGCTTTTCCTCTACTACCTTTTCAGTAACCTCAGTGGTGAGTATTTGAGAATATTTTGTAGGAAGTAATCCCATTTTTTGAGGGGCATAAGGTCGTTCTCTTGGCCCCATATATCCAGGCTCACCTTTTTTGATGATTTCCCCTTTATCATTTCTCATCTGAGGGCCAAAGTTTACCCAGGAATTTTGACCTCTTGTTTCAGTTGTCATCGCTCTTCTGGCCTTTTCGGTAAACATTCTAGCATGAACATCCCAAGCATTCTCTTCTCCTTTAGCACCAAAACCATTACCTCTTTCTGTGTGTCCAAAGAAATCATGAACACCTCTAAATAAATCATTTATTAGTAAAGGTTTATTATTCTTATCTTTAAAACCAGAATCATTTAACATAGCATTATCGATCCGTTGTTGATCGGTTATTCCTTCATCACCAAATCCTTGTTCAGTAGAAAAAATATACAAATGTTTATTATTTTTAACATCGTCTATCATTTCTTGAGAGTTGGCGTATGGCTCACCGTCACCTTCATATATTTCTATTTCATATCCTGCGTCTGTCATGGCTTTGTACTGCTCTAACGTTTCTTCTGCTAAAGCCTCATAAGCTTCTTTTACTTCTGGGTTATTGGGTGCGTCTTCCATATCCTCAAAAGCATCTGCTATTTCCATGGATTTATTAATATCTAATTCATTAATTTTTTCACCCTCTGGTATATCTATACCCTTTTCTTTTTTATATTTATTAGATATTTCTTTGGTTTCTGGATTTGGATCATTAAACAATCTTGCCCCTGGTTTCGCTTTTCTTCCTTTATCATCTATTGTTTCAGTTTTTACTTCAACCTCTTCACTAACCTCAGTAGTAGGGGTTTCTGTTTTTTTAATTTCTACAATTTCATCTACAGCTGATGTATTTAATTCATTAATATTATTAAGCTTCTTTCCTGAAATATCTTTTCCATCAGTAAGTTTATTCATTTGGTTTTCTAGTTCAGCTTTAACGTCATTCGCTGTTTGAGTACTTCCTTCGGGCAAAGTAACCGACACACCTACATATCCAGGTCTATCATAAGCATCAATTGTTTCTTTTACTAAGGTTAAAACTCTTTGACCTTCTTCATTTTTTGTTTCTATTATTTGACCATCCTTTCCTCTAGCGTTACCTCGTAAATCCATAGTCTCTTTCCCCTGTGTTTTTAAGCCATCAAAAAGACCACTAACGGATACTTCTAAAGTTTCATCTGCGGTTATTTCTTTTTCTACTGGACTTTCTTCTACTACTTCTTCGGTAACTACTTCTTCTGTTGTGGTTTTAGTTTCACTTATTGTCTCTAATCGAGTATCAATGTCTGCTATCCGTGTTCTTTCATTTTTAGTTAAGCTTTCATTCTTACCAGCAATTTGTTCTTGTAATGCCGCTTTTTCTTGCAATAACGTAAAGGCTTCTTGTTGTCCAGCTACATCTATATCAGTGGGTATCTGATTAAAAATAGATGCCATTTCATTCATTCTTTTTATTTCTTTATCCGCTTTACTCTTAGTAGTTTTACCACTAGCTAAATCAACCTTTAATTTATCAGTATACAACTGCCTCATTTTTGGGTCTGTAACTAAGTTTTTAGCAAACTCAAACTGTTCAACATTTAATCTATCTATAGCTTTTTGTCTATACGTTTGTACAGTTGCAACCATGCCACCCATTCCTCCACCAGCATAAAAACCTACCTTTGCTGCTTGTTGTATACGGTCTAGTGCAGCGTCCAAGGTAAGCTCCTCAAACATTTCTTTTTCTTTTGCTTGATTATAAATTTTTTTTATTAAAATTTCAGATGTTTCTTGTAGGGCTTCGGTTTCTGCTTCAACTAACGCACCGCCAATTACTTTTAAACCTCCTTTTGCTAAAACATTTTTTACCTCTAATTCTAAAAGTTTTTGTAAGCTTTTATAACCAGTCTTACGACCAGCCTTTCCTAAAACCCTAAGTAAAATACTTTTAGATAGACCTGTTTTATTTAATAGTTTAGACGCACCAAAAGATTCAAGAAGACCCGATACCGTAGATATACTGGATGCAATAAACATCTTTTCATACTCAGGAATATCTTTAAACTCCTCTATATTTTCCATTTCCTTAAAAACAGAATCATTAATTTGTAAACCAAATGAAACAACCATAGCATCTTTCCTACCTCCGCTAGCTAACATATGAGCTGCCATTTCAGCCATTGCTGTAGATACCATACCCCATGTTGTTTGTTGAAATTTTTCTTGGTATTCATTAGTAACCCCACCTGTTATTTGGTCTTGAAGTGCTGTCCTAATCATTGGTTTAAGTTGACCCTTCAATGTTTTAGAAACCCTATCTCTGTACTCAGATAACGTTTCATCGTCTCTCTTTTTTGTACTTTTTAAATTTTCATCCGACATAGGCATAAAGAACTCCAACTGTTCTTCATTCATAAAACTTGTTGTAAGGTCTATTATCCCTCCTGTGATAGCAGAGTTTTTTGCATCAAATGTATTTACGAAACTTTTCCACCAAGACTTTACCCAGTTTCCTTTGGTAGCCTCTATAGCAACATGCTCTCCAGTAACCTCTAATACTTTAGCATTCATGTTTTCTATCTCATCCTTAGTGAGGTCTAAATTAGCGGCTTGTTGTTTTAATTGTTCAGTGGTTTCTTTAAAATAATTTTGCTGTATAGTAATTTGTTCAGCTGTTAATCTACCATTATTATAATCATCAACAAATTTATTATAATCTTCCGTTAGTTGTTTTTCATTTTTTTGAAACTCTAAGGATTGCTGTTGGTAGTTACCTATTTGGGTATTAACTTCATCAATAGCTTGATTTACTAATTTTTCATCGTAATATCTTATAAAATCTTTATCATCTCTTTTTGAAGCCTCGTAAATACTTTCAAAAGTTATATCTTCATATTCCGCTTTATTAGCTTGTAAAAAAGATTTTAATTTCTGAGCCTCCTCTACTGCACCATCCTCTGTCCAGGTGTCAGTATCTATCATAGTTGTATTTCCGTTCTTAGATGTAACAGTCATCGTCCCTAATCCTGTATCTTCAAATGTGAATCCGTGGTTTCTATATATCTTTTGAAGACCCTCTGCGGCTACATCATTATCGGCCATCATTATTTCTTTACCATAAACATCTAGAACAGATAATGGTATTTCATCTTGTTTTTTTAACTCTGTAATATTAGATCTAACTTTAAAAGATTCGTCTAATACTTGATTTAATTGTGATTGTTGTTGAGCTAATTTATCAGGGTCTACCTCTACCTGTACTTCTTCTTCAACTTCTACCTCCTTTATATCTGGAGTGTCAATGGTAGGTTCTTGTGTGGTTTCAACTACTTCGTCTGAAACGGAAACATCCGAAACACCAGTTGTCTCCACTTCTTCTGTATCCGATGTAGTAACGACTTCTTCTTGTGGAGAATCCAACTCCGTAGTTTCGTCTTTTTTTTTTAAAGACTTAAATTCATTAATATCAGAAAAGGAACCCTCTTTTAATACACTATATAAATCTTCATCTGAAACAGAAGATGCAAATTGTAAAAACTCTTCTTCACTGCTAAAAGCCCCATCTAAAGTTAGTGCAAATAAATCTTTTATTTCAAACATAAGTTTTTTTTTTATTATTGAGCATTAAACATTTCAACAATCTCTTTAGATGTTTTGTTTGGGTTTTCTTTTGTTAGTTGTGCTATTGTTTTTTTAGTAGTAACACCTAAAGATTCATTAATTGCTTTAGTAATTTCTTTTTTATTTTTTGCTAATACCTCATTATATGAGTCACCTACTACACTTGTACCTTCATCAATTAATATTGTATACTCTTTATCACCTATCTTTATAGTTAGATTATAGTTGTCAGCAAGGTTACCAGCTGATTCTACACCAACAAAATCAACCTTAGCTTTAGGGTTTCCATCTGTTATTATTTCTTCAATCATAGCAAATGCGTCTTCACCCTTTTTCTCACTCATTTTAGTTATCTGACCAACCTTGTTTAAATCTTCTGAACTGATAGTATATTCTTCTCTTTCCACCTTACCAGGAATTTTCTCTGCTCGTTGTTGCTGTTTATGTATTACCTGCCATCCAGTTCCTCCAAATTTTTCTGAGTAATAAGGAGCTAATGCTTTAGCCGTTTCTGCACTACCTCTCTCTAAGCCTTCTATCATTACCTCTCCGTCTTTATTAGTTACTGTAATAGTATTATCTGACTCTATATCGAAGTTGTACCGTTTGTTATCCATAAATTTAAAACCTTTTTGGTCTACAGCATTAGTGGCACTCCATGTGGCGTTATATCCCTCGCTAAATAATGCAAGCTCTTCTTCAGTATAAGTAGGAGTTGTTTTTGAAGGTGTTACCTTATATTTTGTTTCATCATAATCCACCATTTGGTCTATAAAGTTTCCTACTATACCCTCCGCTGTTTTTGTTAAGCCTTCAACCTGGGGATCAAACTCCTTACCATTAGCACTTATCTGCATTTTAATACCCTTATTAGGAACTTTATCTCCTTCTGCATATGGTTTATATCCTCCATATTGAGCTAACACACTAGCAACAGCTTTTGAGTCACTTAATATTTCATTGATAAGTTCTTGTCTAAAATTTTTATAATTTGCTCTAGCCGTGGGGTCGTTTAATTTACCATTAGCTATAGCTATCTTATAATCGCCTATTGCACCAGTCGCAGGTTTTAATTGCTCAATAAGGTCTACCTTGTTAAAAATTAAATTGGCAGGATTAGTGGCAACATCTAAAGATGTAGGTGGCTTACCTTCTTCATTTACATATAAAGGTGTATACCCATCTTGACCAGGCATCCACTGTAAATTTTTTCCACCTAGGTTTGATAAATTACCAAACTTTTCTAATGCCCATCCAGAAAGAACATTATCTAATTTACCATTATCTATACCCTCTATAGTAGCTACAATAGCTGCATCGTAATTATCAGTTAATGTTTTTAACTTATCCATTTCTGAACTCATCGACATTGTAGCCCTGTTAAAATCATCAGGAGATATTTCTCTTCGTTTTAATTTTTGATGTAGTGCCGACAAAACATCTCTACCAGCTGCTATTCCATTGTAAATAAATTGGTTCATTTGCTGATCCTTACCAGCCTCATATTCACCAAATTTATTATATAAATCATTAGCTAGCGTATCATACTTTTCTCTGAACGCTTCTTGTTCCTTCTCAACATCACCCATTCTATTAACGATGTCTCCTGCTACTGCACCCCAATTTATAGGGGTTGGTCTTTTTACGTATCCTGCGTATGAATCTGCCATTGTTTAAATTTATTAATTGTTACCGCCTAAGTAACCAAGTGCCGCATAATTAAGCACGTTTGGGTTAGGACTATACTGATAGAACATATTTTCTCCAAACACATTAGGGTCATTTATATTAAAATCAGGATTAGTATACATGTTTCGTCCTTGTGAATCTAACCGAGCTTTTCTAAAATCAGGTTGGTTTCGTTGAATGATTGAGTCATCAGTTGGCCTATTCTGCACTTTTTGCAATGTAGTATCTGTTGTTGTTTTAGTATCTGTTGTTGTTTGTTGATTACCATACGGATTAGCAAGTGAAGCACCTAATGTCGCCATCTGTCCTAATCCTGTTCCAATAGCTAGAACCCCTGCTTGCTGCTGTGCCATAGCATCAGATGCCGCCTGTGACGCACCTTGTAATTCCATTTGTTCTAAACCTAACAACCCTTGATAACGTTGATTTTCTAGTGCTTGTTCTTGTTGTAATACTGCTCTATCTCTCTGAGATTGCAGTGCATCTATACGTGCTGCCTCTTGTTCTGCTTGTTCACCTACTGCTTGAGTGAGTCTTCCTGCACCACCAATAACTCCTGCTGCACCAGCTTCTTGCATAGCCTCAACCTGTCCTGCTGTTCCTCTAGCTAACGCTCTCTCTCTAAGTTCTGCACCCATAGTAGGAACCTGTAAAGCCTTTAATCTATTAGCTTGCCCCTGCTTAATCATTGTTCGTAATTCTTTAACCGATTGATTTATTGCATCTTGAGCATCTTTCTTTTTAGTAGCTCCTGCTATTGCTTGACCTATACCTAACCCTGTGGACGCTAGTGCTGCACTTCCTGCTATTATTGTTGTTGCTGCTGCCATATTATAATACTTTTATCATTTCACTTTTGTATTCATCTGCTTGTCGGTACCCTAAGTTTGAATATAAATCTATTAAACTTTTACTTTTAAGTAGTGCATATATATACTTCATTTCTAGTTCTATACACAAGGTATTAATAGTTTCTACCAACAAGCTTAACGCTTCTTTTCTATGCTCTTTATAGTTAGGATTAGAAATAATAAACTCACACCATGCTACCTTAGAATTAGTTACGTATACAAATCCTGCACACACAGGAGTATCCCCATCTAAAACCATAAAACCACCCTCTCCATTCTCTGGTAAAAAATCTCTTGTCGGAGGTGTCCATTTCCAAGACTTCCACCAACCTACCAGAACATCATCATAATCATTGGCGTTTAACTTCCTAACATTAAATTTCATTGATACAAAGATACTAAATTAAGGGAAACTTTTGAATACTTCACTAAAAATTGCAAATAATTCCACCTCACTAGTACTGTCGTTTTCAAGTAATGTCTCCATGTAATAACCCCTTGCACCGTAAGATTCTGCCTGTGCATTTTTTAAATATAATATATAATCTCCATTTACAGGAGCTGTACCAGTTATATTTCCACACGAACCATCACTTGTTAAACTAATAGTTATAACATTATTTACTCTGTCAATAGCTGTAATAGTACCACCTAACGTTGGTGTAGCCCCAAAATATATTGTGTCACCTATACTTATAATACTATCTAAAGTAAAATTAAAAGCTAAGGTAGTAGCATTGATAGTATAAGTTTCTCCTGAAACCATTATATCACAATCTATACTTAATTGAGTGTTACTATCTATTGCTGTAACAATTGCAGTTGTGCCATCTGTAGTATTATTTACAGTATCTCCTACACTTACTGTAGTTACAAAGTTTTGACCTGCTTCAATTAATTTAAAAGCTGTGGTACCTGTTGTTGTTCCTGAATCCTTTACAGAAGTTGTTACCGTGGTAACGTTACCTATACCTTGTGCAGACATTAGGTCTAAGTCAGTGCTACCTGCTACCCTTCGTATGTATGCATAATAATCTCCCTCCTTTAATTGATAGTAAGAGGCCTCCATAAAACCACTAGACTGATCAGTAGTAACGGTGGTCTTCCACGCAGCATTACTTTCTAATGATATGGTCTTAAACATTTTATTTTCCGTAGGATTATCATTAAAAACTGGCGTTATCTTAGAGGTATACTGTACACCATAGTAATTGTTTCGGGTGTTATTATTATAATGCTTCCACATGTTACCACCCTTAAACGTATAGAAGTTACTATTCATCCCTATCATCCATTCAGGTAAGTACGAATGAAAAGATGTCCAACCACTATTTGCTATTCCGTATGTTACTGTTGACTCTGCCATTGCTTACTATTTAAGGACACACTACTTTTTCAACCACCTGTCCTGTGTCATCTACTCTTATTACATTATTCTTAATACCTGTCAGCTGATCAGTTATAAACCATAGGTAACCTCCCTTGTATAGTTTTAAGTTACAATCACACATCTCGTAAATAAAATCATTTACTACTGGGTATTCTCCCTCTCCACTATGATACATTGCAGTGTAAGATGGTGTAACACCACACGCTAATGTGCTAGTAGTTTCTGGATTAGATGTGTCCATGTTAAACCTTTTTTCAGTCACTGATGGATTAACCGTAAACACTATATTATTTATAACACTTGTTCCAAAACAATTAGTCGCTGTTATTCGTACAGTGTAAATTCCTGAAGTAGTTGCAGTACCATTAAATATACCATTTACTTTATCAAGGGATATACCTGGAGGGAATGATTCCTCATCACAAGTTCCAGTTAAAGAAGATGTCCCTGTTCCTGACACAAGCACAGGAGCTGTTGTAGTACATATTTCTTGGAATGAATTACTAACTACTGTAGTGGTAACAGTCGCACCTGTAGTGCAGTCGGTAGTAGTAAATATAGCACCATCAGTGCCGCCATTTAATTGATAAGTATTACATGTAGTAGAAACGGTAAAACTAATAGGATTATTACTGACAGGTATTTTTAAATCTATCGAATCTCCTACCGTTAGTGTTATGTTAGGTTGATTAATTACTGGAACAGCTACCTCAGCACACGAAGAACAACTACCTATAGTCAATACTCCTCCCTCATCATTTATAAGTGCATAATCCGTAGTAGGTGCAGGACCTATTCTATGGAAAGCATTGTTACCGTCATAAGCATTTAATCCACTTAACTCATTATATACCACATCGCCTACTGCTGGTAATCCAGGGGCTCCTGAGTGATATCTAGTATCTGGAGATGTAGTAGCCGCACATACACTTGTTAAGGTATCATCAGTAGTATCTATAGCAAATGATGCTAATGTGCTGGCTGCTGCTTGAGCTGTAAAGGCTCCTCCACCTTCAGCAATAACCTCTACTTCACCAGGAAGTAATTCATTCTTAAAGAAAGTAATGTCTGTAAGAACTGCTATATTAATGGCCTGACCTACTATTCTATTATTCCACTTAACATAAAAGGTGTTAACCCCTGATGGTGTACATCGAATAGTTACATTACCTCTTCTATTAGTATAATCTACAATAGAATTAACCGTTCCACTAATTGATGCACTACTTGTAAGTGTAGCAGGTGCGGTAATATTATTTCTATAGTCATATATTAAATACAAAAACTTCTCTGTAGTTCTAGTAAATGTAAATGACCCCTCATAGTTACTACCTACAATAGCTGGGACCGTAGCAGTAGAAAGAGATATTAATGTCTTTACATCCTCCTCGGTATACTCTACATTAGAAACTAAGTATCTTAATGAGTTGCCAAAGTTAGGATTAAATGGTTTGATAGTTGACGTTCCAGTTACGCCTGCTTTTAAGGTTACAGTATCTCCAGACACTGGCATAGAATCAACCCCTTCAAATGAATTGAAGCTATTATCTAATGCGAATGCGTTATTTAAAATAGTTACCCCGTCAAAATCTATATCGCCACCTGTAGTATTACTAGTAAAGTCATATTTTTGATTTGCTATTAATCCGCTGTCCACACTGTTTCCAACTACAACTACTTTTCTAATTAGTCTAGTTTTACCTGACTGGGTAATAGTAAATGGATAGCTTTGTCCACACGCTTGAAATGTAATAGTAAAACTTCTATTAGCTCCTGTTCCATTAGCTGCAAATACTACATCTACAATCTCTGAATCTTCGCCAGAATAAGGAGAGGCCCCTACACCATTTACGGATGTAATACCTGTTCCTGTCCATGTAATCGTCCATTCAGTATTTGACGCTACACTAAACTGATAAGTGCCTGCTGCACTACTGATATTTGGTTCAAATCTACTAGACACTTTAAAATCACACGGTGGATTAAGGGTGTTATTTGTTCCTAGTACATATCTCTCCTTAAATGGATCAATAGCCCCTAAGTGTTGTGTTCTGCTGTTGGTAATAAATAATTCCTTAAAATAATTTCTCATCCCTTGAGATGATATCTCAAACATACCATTAGCTCCTAATCGCATTACCGCACCTCGTCTAGAGTCTGTGAAGTACATGTCATTACCCCACGTAGCAAAACTCTCTGGGTTTTCACTTATACCATACTCTCCTGTGTAGGTTATTTGCGTTCCTAATACTTCTGGTATAGATGCTACCGCACCACCACCTACAGAATCGCTAAGTAAGTTTTTACCGTATAGTATTTTAGACACCTTGTTTTCTTGAAAGGCTACAATATCTGTATCTCTTGCGTGAAGTTTCTGAATAGAACCAAAGAACTTATCTAGGTACTTAAAGTTAGCTAACGATAGATTAAACTCATTTAGGTTATTTATGCCTGTATTTTCTCTATATATACCGCTATACGTTATAGCCTCCTCTACTCTTTGTTGTTTATAATCCTCTATAACAGAGCTTACCCTTGGTGAGTATTTTAGTGTAGGTGCATTAAAGTCCCCCCGTATTCTAAGACCTTCAACACCATTACCAAAGCAATAAGCATTATACATACTGTTTTCAATATCAAACGTAGTAGCACCTGGTTTTGTTGAGGTATTTAAACTAACTACAGCTGGTGAATTAGATGTTAAGCTTTGATTTGAGGCGGCACCTAAGTTCCCCTGATGAGCCCCATTTACAATATCTAATGTCTCACTAAGCTCGTGGTATATATCCGCAGGATTCTCTATAGGAGTAGTCTCAAATACATTAGCATTTTCTTGTTGCTTAAGTGAAAAAAACACCTCTATTCTAGGAGCCCCTACACAATCCGTTAAATTACTACTTGAATCAGGCTGTCCTGTTCCTCTTATCATCATCCAAATAGGTGCAGTAGCGATATATTGACTCCAACTACTATTCGCTCCTGGTGGGTTGTTTGGTAGCCCTGTTGCTGCGTTAAATGTTTTTTGATAAATACTATTACTCTGACTACATCCTGATGTTGAAGAATTGTTAAAAGTAAATCCTCGTCTAAAAAAAACATTAGCCGCCCCTAGTTCGTTTTGAAACTGAGAAGATATTGTTCCTAACTGACTCTGTAATGCTGTAGGAGTTCCTAGCTGTTTAAAATCTTTATATGCACCACTTTCCCAAAACCACTCCTCTATATTTAAATAATCTCGTGGAGATATAAATTCATTCTCTGTTGAATGTATAGTTTGAGAACCTGATGATGTAGATTTATCACTTACATTTATAGTTATTCTAGCACCAGCCTTTATAGGTCTGTCAACAATCGGTAAAGCGTATTGAGCTTGAGGCAATCCTGTTATATCGTTTCCTTGGTCATCTTTAAAAAAATCTAATCCCTGAGCTATAGCTGTGTGGTAAGTGTTTATTGGAGATTGTTGATTATATTCCCATCTATTTAAAACCCCACCTAAAGTTCCTCTATTAGCTGTTCCGTGAACATTATGAATGTTTACAATCCAATAATCTCCCACTTTATATCCTTGCAACATTTGTTGTGGAAATTTAAAACTATAAACAATAACAGTACTTCCTGGGGAAGCCAACACATTTTGAGTTGCTGCTGTTATATCCGTTTCAGGTACCATAGGAACGTAACCCCCTCCAGTAGAGTTTAACTCAAATTTATCCACCCTGTATCTATTTACATTGTTTGGTCCAGGTGAGGTAATTATTATTTTTAATCTATAATCTTGATCTAAAGGATCTGGTATAAATCCATGCTGAGGTATTATAGAGTTATGAGAATTAGAATTTCCGTAATATATTGGATAATTAATTAAACCAGCTCCCCCATTAGTGGGGAAATCCAAACCTCTAATATATGGAATAGATTTCCAATCCCCATTTACATCGTCATAAGTAGAACCCCTACCCTCATTAATATAAGGTAAGTTGGTTATATTATTACTGTCAAATATTGAGGGATCGTCTACTTGAAGTTTAAAATACACACCCTTTACTTGAGTCTCTCCGTTATCTAAAAAATTTTCTGGTTGAGATTGAACATCTAAAACTTTATATTGTTTATTACTTTCAGTAGCTAATCCTGCGGCTGTTTTTATTATTACATAACTTCCAATTGGAACTTTATCAACCTCTGATGAATTTATTTGAAACCATGTATACATCCCGTCTTGTGCATACCATAAAGAAAATATATTATAATAATCCCCCTTAGCTTGCTTAATAAATATTCTATACTTTTTAGCAAATGCTGGGGCTTCATTATTTATAGACACTCTAATATCATTAGCAGAATCAGAATCAGATGGTTTAATATTAATAGTATTATTTGGAGAGGTTAATACCGTAGTCATCCTACTATATTCATCTAAATATACTAACCCTATTTCATAATCTCTATCACTTCTAAACGTAGGAAGTGGAGTTGTAGTTGGTAAAGGTATTGACTCAATATCTAAAGTATAATCTATGTCAATCTCTGTACCACTAGCATCTTCTATATCATAAAACTGTAGATAGTTACCATATGCAATTCTACTCCCTATAAGTTCCTGTGCTTGTGCTTTTAACGGTACATTATCAAACAACCTAGTAATCTCATCTGGAGGTAATACCGTGTATATTTTACTATTATCAAATTTATTAGTAAACCTACCATTAGTATCAATACCTAAGGAAGGATCATTTATAATATCTTCAATTTTAAAAGACTCAATAACATTTATATTGGTGCTAGCTGTATCTCTAAATAATAACTGAACCTCTTTTATTCTAGGGTCTGGAACCCATCCTGATCCTGGATTAGATCCATTTATAAAATAATCTACAGCTACCTCATTAAAACTATTAGTCATTGATTCAAATGAATCCTCACCAATTACATAATTAAAAGAAGAAGGTAAAAATGCTGTTGAAGAAAAAGAAGATATAGCACTATACTCATCGTTCTCATACTTGTATCTACATGCAAACTGTAAAAACTTGTACTTTAAATTATTTTCTTGAAACTGAACCGCTGAACTTGTTAACTCAATATTAGGACCATTTACTGGAGGTTTAACTATAACTGAAATATCATCCTCATAAAAAGAATCAAAAGAAGGGGCAATATTAGGTGCATAATATTTTTTTACGTTTAATCGTCTTGGTGGGTTTAGATTATCAGTCCAGAATAATAAATCATCTATAATATTAACACCAGTTATTAAATAACTAGAATCAAACTTTAATACTTTACCTTTTGTGTCTTTTAGTAATGTGGTAGTAACACCATTGATTTCGTTGTACTTTAATACATAATCAAAATCTGAATCTGTAACAAACCAATAAATATTATTATTAGCCTCATCAGCAATAGCACCTATTGTTTTAGCTCCTGTTCCTGTAAATGTTTGATTAGATACATTAGTATTACCCTTGATGTTTTCTACCGCACCTACGCCTGCACCTTCCGATGCAGATACTTCAATGTTTAACGCATCCCTATACTGACCGTCTGGTATCAAACGTTCATCAAGGCCTTTGTTCATTATACCCTGTATGAAACTTTTAATTAACCTCATTTAATCCATTTATCACGACCTCTAAGGTTCATTAACAACCTTCCTGCGTGCATGTTACTAAGTCTTATTTTGGCGTTTCTTAGTTTAGCCATTTTTTCTCTTCGTGCTCGTCTAACTACATACTCCTGAGCATCTACTCTGTTGCTAAGAATAGCCCACTTAATGTATGCGTAAATATAATCTTCGGCTAACTTGTTAATAGATATTAAATCATCCTGACCATTCTCCATACCATCAGACACATACTCTAATACTATAGATTGATTTTTTACACCTGAACTAAAGTTTATAACCCCTGATGCCTTATCTATTCTAAAGCTATCGTTAATGTTAGCTGTCTCCGTATCTAATCCATAATATCCACCAATACCATAGCTAAAGTACCAACAACCATCTACACACCAACCTAAATCACCATATCTATCGCCTACACCTAGGAAACGTTTCTTAGGTAACCCTGCTAATCTATTCCTATCTAATTGTGAATTACCTGCCTCTAATACTTCACCGTTTTGATCAAATAACAAGTTACCATTATTATCCTCTAAATACTCAGACGCATAATTTATTTTGGTGTTTTCGTGTAGTGGATATAATACCCCATCTTTTTCTACAGAAACTCTAACATAGTTTACATAATCAGGAGGTAGGATAAACTTTAAATTCTCATCTACATCCATTTGTAATACCTTTATGTTTCTTAGAGCATCATAGTTTATTTCTTGTATACCTCTTTTTGCATGGAAAAGAACTGCGTATCTCTTTACGTTGTTTATTAACTCGGTATCTCCTACATACATCAACATAAAATTGTTGACAATATCTTTCAAGGTAACAAACTGATACTCTCCCCAGTTAGCACTTTCAGGTACTACGCCTTCATTAGTATAATATTTATAATTAGTTATATATGCCATTATGTTTCTTGTTGATTATTAATAGCTTCCTCTTGTGCGGCCATTTGAACAACTTCTGCCTCACGAATACTTACACCTGCATACTGTAGTATCTTTAGTGTTAGCTCTACTTGATCTGATAGTGGTAATTCAAAATCTTGATAGTCAGCAGCTGACTGATTAAATACAGGTGATCCAGATACTGTGTTATAGGTCCACTTAGGATCAGATGGATAGCGTACATATAGAACATCGATGTTTGTTGTTATGGTGTCGGGATATACTATTATAGAATTACCTGCACTCGTTGGTGTTGGTGTAGATGCACTTGCACCTGTTAAGTAATACGCAGGATAAGTAGTAGTTGGTGCCGTTAGGTGTGAAGCTACTAGTTGTGTTATTTTGTTTTGATTTACTCGTTCTACTTCTGTAGTGGTATTATAAAAAACCGTATTCAAGGTATACCAATCCGTAGGTAATGTAAAAGAGGTGGTACCTCCCACATAGGTTAAGCCTGTTTCTTTTCGTGTAAAGGAATCTATTACCTCTTGTAGTTGTTTAGGAATATCTGCATATCCACTATTAGACAGTCTTTTGTTTTGAAGGTTTAATGCATTCTTGTAGTCGTAAAAATACTCCTCAAATATTTCTAGTTGAGCCTGCTTTGCAAATAGATTAAACTCCTCTGGCGTTACGTATCCATTGTTGTCCTTGTTCAAGACAGCCATGACTGTATTTCTAACCGTATTAATCATCTAAAATTCTTTGATACAAAGATAAAGAAAAAAAACAGACTTGCCATTTTTTAATATAACCAAAAAAAAAGAGGACCTATAAAAGCCCTCTTAATTAAATAGAGTTATTACTTATTAAGATACAGCTATATTAGCAATAGCAATAGGTGGAGTAAAGTCATCTCTAACTTGTTTCCAGTTTGTTTCATGTAAAGCTACCATTGCATTTTGCAATGATTCTCTAACTGTTTCTGTAGCATTAGCTGCATGATCAAGAGTGGCTTTAGCACCTCCTAAATAAAAAATTTCAGTATCAACACCTACTGAATCATAAGCTATTAATTTTACGTTTGAAAGACTAAGTGTTTGAGTCCCTTCTGCTGTAACGTCTAGTTTTATATATTTTTCCATGATATTATGTTTAAGCGTGAGTAATTGCTGATATAGCAACGCCTGAAGGCATTGATACGTCAAATGTAACTTTAGTCCAACCTTCTGCGTGACACGCTACAATAGCATCAGATAATGCATCTCTGAAATTATAAGCAGCTTGAGCTCCGTGAGTAATAGTTGTAGTAGTTCCGTCTATATAATCTATTCTAGTAGACGTTGATGTAGCCGATGCACTGTATACATGAGCTACGTTGTCAGCTGACATCAAACTATCTGGTAATGATGTAACTGGTACTTTTAAAAATTTTGCCATTTTAAAAAATTTATGGGTTTATAAAGTACAAAGGTAATAAAAAAAGGGGACTCTAAAGCCCCCTCTAACCAATAAACATAACATGAAATTATGAATAATCAAACACCTACCTATACGTAAGTTTCTTTAAAAGGTTTCAATTTACTTTAACTTTTTTTCTAACATCTTCATTACCTCTATACCATCATCCGTTTTTAGGTATGCAGAAATAGCAGTAACTGGTTTTTCTTCAAAAGGAACAGTAATCATTTTTTTCTTGTTATCCTTTAAATTAAAGTAAACATCTCTACCTTTATTTTTTAGTATTAATATCCTTTCATCTAATGCTCGTTGCGATAAACTCTGTAGTTTAATCATTGGGTCATCCAACATATCTAAAAATTCTACAGGGTTTCTTCTAGCATATAATCTAATGTCTCTCTTAATTTCAGCACTAGTCATTCTAGATACATTTGATCCCATGACAACCCTAGCAATAGATTCCGCTACATCTATAGACATATCTCTTGCCGCTACCTCAGCATCAAGCTCTACATCCATATTGTAAACCTCTTGAGCAGCATCTTTTTCTGTATCTAACTCTTCAAAGATTTTACCAAAACCTGGATGTAAACTTAAAAACCATTGTAGTACGGGATTATTTTTAGATACTCTTAAAAAGCCGTCCTCAAAAACTACAGGCTCTAGTATAGCATTAGAATCTTGTTCGTCTTCAAATGGACTCTTTTGGTTACGAGCATATCTTAGGGATCTATTTACTCCCTTTTCTTCATCAAAATACATTAATGGAAATCTTCGTGTGTTACGTGAAGCGAGCATAAAGCTCAATGGTGTAGAGTCGGATTTTAATACGTATATCCTATCTTTTATTTGTTTTTTCATTTTATTTAATTTTAAATTATATTAAAAATAAGGAGGGGAATAATCCCCTCCTATATTATATATACCTCTTAGCTCTTAAAGATAAAGAAGTTATTTGCACCCATTGTACATAATGCTCTCTCAGAAAGGAAGTTAACCCTCATTCCATCAAAATCATCTGTTGATGCACCGCCAGCAGAACCAGTCACCCACGTCTTATATCTTCTATCTTCAGTTTCTGAAGCTCTAAATCTAACGTGTAAGAAAGGTCTACGAGCATTTTTACCCATTACCTGGTCGTAAACATTCATGGTTCCAGCTGGAACAAGAACACCGTTTACCGCACCACCAACAAGGCCACCTCTTAATGTAGCATCGTTAAGGTATTTCCAGTCAGACTTGTAGAACTCATACCCTCTTTTGAATCCAGAGAATCCAAGGTTTAGTGCCATCTCTTCGTCATTGTCAAACAATCCGTAAGAAGTACCACCTGCACCGTAAGAGTTTTGAGCTGCTAACATGTCGTCAATATCGAATCCCATTTGTCTGTTAACAAAAAGAACATTCTCTTGGATAGCACCTTGCTTGTCTAATCTTTGAATAATTGCATCAAAGTCAGCTAAAGCTGTTGGGTTACCACCAGACCACACGTTACCTTCGTTTTCGATAGTGTAAAACATACCGTCTGTACCTTGGTTACCTAATTGACCATCTGCTGCTAAATTAGCTACACCAGAACCACCTGCTGCTGGAACACCTTCGATCATAGCCATCTCTAGGTAGTCGTCAAATCTTTGACGAGTCTCGTGCTCAGACTTAATGTACCATAGGTACCCTGATGCACCATTCTCAGATGTAACCTCTACCCATCCAATTTGAGCCATATCAGAACCAGATACGATGTACTTGTCCTTAATAATAATTGGCTTATTTTGGAAGACGTTAGGCTCAGCCTCTAAAGAACCAGACATTCCGTTAGCTCCTTTGTTAAATTCAGAACCATAAACAAATACTGTCATAGTACTTGCCGCTGCATAAGCAGCTTGAGAAGCTTCGTAATAAGCTACATCTACTGAGTTAGTAGCAACAGCTGTAATAATAGCTTTATTACTTAATGAAGAACCTGCGGTTTCATCTGAAATAACGATAGTTTGACCTATTCTTAAGTTGTTACCTGTAATTGTTAATGTCTGAACATCCTCAGTACCAAGATATGATCCTAATGCTACTCCTTCGTATTTTGTATGTAATCTTCCTTGCTCTTCCCATTTAATAAGGTCTGAGTTAGTAGGAAGTTCAGCACCCACCATTCTCAAGAAAGCATTGATTGATCTGTTTCCATATCTTTCAAATTCTTTCTCGTAGGTATCAGGTAAGTACTGCTGTAACCAAGTAAATTCTCCACTAGTGAGATAATTATCAGGGTTTGTTGCTTTGATTGCTGAAGGCGTTAATGCTGGTTGCCCAGCTGCCCCCGTAATTGAACCTGCCATTTTTTCTAATTTTTAGTTATTAATTGTTTTTTTTACTCTTTATTCTAAGGCTTGAACCATGAGTATTATCTAAGGCAGTAACTTTAAGTCCTGTTTTGTTTACTGATTGTGGTGATTTCCTAATAGGCATGTCTACATTTTTAGACTCCTTTGTACTCTCACTAACTGCATCAGCTATGCCTTGTTCATAAAAGAACTTAGCAAACGCTTCAGGATTCATTGCAACTGCTAAAGATTTATGGTAATTAGCGGCATCCTTTAAGTAACCATCTTCGCTAACATGCATGTTAATAAAATTAGTTACATCCGACTGAGCTTTCTTTAGGTTCTCTGGCGTACCAGGTTTATAAACAAGTTCCTTCTCTCCTACCTTAAATTCAAAACCTTTGAATTTATCAGAGAACAAAGTATTTGTTTTTTCTAAAAAGAACTCCTGTCTCTTTAAATTTTGCTTCTGAACCTCCGATTCTTTAGCCTTATTATTCTTGTAAGCTTCAAAAACATTTTTTTCTTCATCATTAGCAAACGCAACACTTGACTCAAGCGGAACACTATACTGCTCTTTTTGTTTTTTAAAATATTCTTTTGCTTTTACAAGCTCTTCTTTTTTAGCTATTTTTATTTTTCTGATATCCGATTCCTCATCTACTTCCTCATCATACCCAAACCTATCACTTAATTCAAACTGTATGTCGTCATTATCAAGATGAGGTTTAGTCTCAGACCAATACCTAGCTAAAAGTTGTTCTGGATTCTTGTCATCAAAGTTTTCGTTTAATTTAACAAAATCTTCAAGACCTCTTCCAGTATCCTGTTTAAATTTAAGAAAAGCCGATACATCTTCGGGTAAATCCGTATTGCTATCCTTTTGTTCAAACAGGTCATCAAGAGAATTAATCTCCTTGTCATATCTGTTTTTAATATATGAAAGAACTTCGTTATCTCCTAACTCGTTTTGTGTTTCCTCTAGTTTAGGTTCTTCTACTTCAACTTTTTCTTCTTGAGGTTCTTCTTGATTAGTGTCTGTGGGTTCGTTTAATGTAACCTTTTCTACACCATCATCAACATTTCCCTCATGTTTTGCAAGAAGTTCCTGTTCTATTTGTTGTGAAGACTTTTGTTCATCCCCACTAACTTCTCTTACTTTTATACCATCCATTAGATTAAATTTTAATTTTTACAAAGTTAATAAACTTTTTTTACTTATCTAGGCTCAAATTCAGCTAAATCAAAACCATCTAAACTATCCTCATTGGATTCAAAGTCTACAGGTGGTAAATCCTGCTTTCTTTGTTGTATTAATTTAGATTGTTGTGTGTTTTGTTGTGATATACGACTTGCCTTCGCATCCTCCCTGCTTTTTTCTCTAGCATCAATACTTAACTGCTCGGCATTTTTTATTTGCATTTGTAGATTAAATTCTTCTAACATTAACTCTTTTTTAAGGGCTGCCTCTGCATTCATTTTTTCTATTTCAAATGCTATCTCTGCCTGCTTAACCTGAATCTTAGCCTGAGTTTCTGCTTGAGCCTGTTCAATGGCTGACTGAGCCGCTGCTTGCTGTGACTGCATGTTAATCTGAGATTGCATCTGCATCTTCTCGTTCTCACGGTCTACATCCTTCTTCTCCTTGTTTTTTCTTTTTACCTTTAACAACTCATTAGCCATTTTTATATTCTTTAGCTGTCGAATATCAATAGCATCTTCAAGAGATATTTGATCCCTCTGTAGGGCCATTTGTATATTAGCCTCTAATTGAGCCTTTTGTTCTTCATCAGGAGAAACTTCAATAAAAATACCAAAGTCATGCAAGTATAAATCTTTAATATCTTCTAAGGTGTTAACATTATATTTACCTATTTGATTAACAAACTCTTCCTTAAAATCAGCATACTCTAGTACATCAGCGATACGACACGAAAGGGCCTCAGCTAGTCTTTTAGTTACAAATAAACTACCATCTAAAATATGTCTAGTAGCAGTGTTGGAATTTAATGCCGCTAATTTTTGTAATCCAACTAATGAGTTAGGGTCAGGTGTAGAGGCATCTCTAGCCTCATTTAACCCTGTTACATCACGCAACATATTTAAGTAGTGGTTGTAGGTACTTATTAAACTTCCCATTTTAGATTGACCACTATTAGAATTTAATTCTTGAATAGGAACCCTTCCATTATTAAACTCTCCATCTTCGGTAAAACTTCTTCCTATAACGGATCCTGTTTGAAAATAAAGCCTTAACGCATCCTCTGGATTATATGCCGCACCCGTACCAAGATCTACCTCATTTATTCCGTCAGCATCAATAAATACACCATCAGGGACTACTCTTGAAAGAACCTGTTGAAGCTTTAGGTGTGTCATTTGAATAAGATCAGCAAACGTAGTCATACGTCTAACTAATGATTCAATAACACCCTTGTACATTCTTGGGGCTACACCAATATAATTTGGCATAGCATGTTGAGATGCAGATTTTGGTCGTACCATATTTTTAGACAACTCCCACTTTAATAAGTAATTAGTCCCTAACACTAACACTCCCTCATACCATACATCTATTCTTTTTTCTATACGCTCAAACCTTTCCTCTGTACCTTCTGGTGGATTAAAATCTTCATCCTTTCTAATAACTCTTTCACCACCGTTTTCTAAATATTTTTTCTTATATACAAATTTCTTATCTGTCTTATAATTAAAATATAAAACAGTTACAATATCTTTTTGAAATAAATCATTTCTGTATTGGTTTATAATACCATAGTAATCGTACCACCCTGAACTAGTTTGAGATATCATATTTAACTCTTCCTTGGTTATATCAGGTTTTATTTTAATTAACTCAGTGAGAGGTATTTGTTTAACCTCACCAAAATAAAAACAATCCTTAAAATAAGGGTCCTCTGTGTAGCTATATATTAAATTAGCTGGATCCACGTAACTAACTTTTATTCCAGCATTGGGTAAAAATTCATGCTTAACCCATCCCGTTCCTATCACAGTAATATCATAGTCTACTCTTTTTCTGAGCTCCATGAATTGATTCTCTTCTAAAACCGTATTTAACGCCTCTTCTTCCGCTATTTCTATTCCTGGTTTATAATTAAGCTGCATATGAAGTTGAAGCTCTTGATCATCAGCTGGTAAATCCTCAGCCTTAGTATTAAATGCATCAATACCAAACTGTTCCTTACTTTGTAATAAAAAATCTTTAGCCACCATATCAGCCTCAATCATGGCTTGGTATGAACGTCTGTGATCAGCTGACAACGCATCCTGTGCGTAGGCTTGAACGGTAAATAATCTATCCGACATACCATTCACCACTATATCCACAAACTTTGGTATAATAGGAACAGGTGTCCAGTCTAGGTTTAAGTAAGATAAGTCGCCATCTATGGCTAACTCTGATTTATATTTAGCGGTTGACTGTTCTCCTCTGGCGTAAAGTCTTAGTCTATGAAAATCTACCCATTGACTATAATACCTACAACTATTGCCTGATCGTTTGAACCACTCATACTGTATTGCTTTTCCCACCTGCATTCCATACTCTTCAGACGCTTTTTGCTTATCTGTAGCCATTTGATTTGGGAATGAACTGGGATTTACTGCTATGGTAGGTTTGCTCATTATTTGATAATTTGGCTTATATTTCCTTTATTACTATATCTTGCAAAGATAACAGATATTTTTGACTCTTTCTTGGTTGGTGTATAAATATGCTTCTGATTTGCCATAATTGCAAGTCCAGAACTAATAGATGCATCATATTTGGTTCTATTGTTAATATCAAACCTAGCCCAATCCATAAGAGTTCTAGTAAAAAACATAGCCCCCATTTCATCAGGATCCCTGTAACGGTCCTCTAAATCAAGGCCTACATACTTTTCAATGTACGACTCTATAGCTGATGCGTGTGCTTGTTTTACGTCCTCTGAGGTATTAGGTATACCTCCTAACTCTTTCTCTGTTTTAGATAATTTATTTTTTTCTCTATCAGGTCTGTTTAATGAAAATGCACGATATCCTCTGTTTTTAAAATGATATAGTATACGTGCCTTATTATTTTCTATAAGTGCAGGCATTCCATAGAATACACAGGCCATTAGAATTTCTTCAAAAAATATTTCTGCTGTTTGAGGCCTGGCTACATATTCTAAAAAAAACTCATTAGAGGGTGCGTTATCCATGTGAAACTTAGTTAACCCATGTAATGATCCGTTAGATCCCTTACCACCTACAGTTCCTGATATATCGTATGGGTCACAACCAAAAGAACCTAGGTGTTCATTGCCTGGATAAAACTTGCCGTTTCTTTTTATTACGTTATTTCTTAATCGTTTTTCAGGTATCCATGAAACTAAAAATCTACCAGCATTATCAGGTGTCCATATTACCTCACTGTCTTTTATTCCATCCTTCCAATAAAATTTACCTCTGGTTAGATAATGTCCTTGAATCAATGAATCATTGTAATCTATTTGTTGATAAATTTTAGTTAAGTTAAAAATAGATGCTTTACTTTCATCTCTAAAAGCGTGTGACTCTGTTCTAGGAAACTGACGATAAAATTCATTTAGTGCATCGGCATCCGATTTTTTAGAGTCTACCTCATTTTGCCAGTACTGTATAACCCCTGTTTTTATCCAGGCCCCATCTACGCCCTTTACTGGTTTTTCTGGGGTGTGAAATACAGGCATACCATATTCATCTATATACCCCTCAAAGTTCCATTCCATAGGAATAAACAATGAATATAATCCTGATTTAGTTTGACCATTAGCATTTCGTTCAAAAGGATTAGAGTTTTCATAAAGCTTCTTAAAATTATCACCACCCTTATCTAGTGCATTAGATGTTGATCCCATCATACACTTACCTATAATCCTACTACCTAGTCGTAGACACGTTTTGGTAACCCTCCAGTTATTTAATATATTCGTTGGTTTCAACCATTTACCACTTTCATCGTGCAATAGAAGTAATAATTTTTCTCCATCATAAGAGTTGTCGTCCGTATTCTTCCAGTCGATAGTAGTGTCTAATCCATCTAACTGTTCATCGTCTGTGGTGTACATGTTCTTCTTAGTAATCTTACTAGCTGGAACACGAAACGCTAGCTCTGTTTTAGGTCTATCCATACCATCCTGAATAGGTTTGAAAAAGAATGGGTAATTAAGGGTTATCGGAACTACCTTGTCGGTAAATAATGTTTTAGCATCGGCTCCCTTTTTAGATAAAATACCTATACGAGAATCTTTAGATATAGTTCCTAAATTAGCACATTCTTCTGCACCCATAAAAGAAAATCCAGAACGTCTGTTTTTTAAGTAACACATTCCAAAACTTCTTTCGTCTGCTTTGCACGCCTCCCAAAATATATAAAATATACGGTTAGCTTCTCTAAAGTCTGGCTTACCTACATCTATCTTTGTCCATTGAAGATACATATAATGAGATCCTGTTATATAGGTTGGCTTACCATTGTTTGTAAACCAGTATCCATCCTCCCTTCGGTCAAATTCATTCTCAATATAATCTACCCACTTATTTTTAAATAACTTATCTCTCTTGTTCCAATCAAAAATTGTTCGTATCTTACTAAGTTCTTTTGGGTACTCATTAACAACCCATTTATTAGCACCCTTTTTTATATTAGATGGCGTTTTAGGTAGGCCGATTTTTATTCCATTTATTTCATAAACCTCTCCTAATGTTCCATTCTTTGATATAACAACAATGTCATACTTTTCATTGTAACCATAGTGCCAGGTTTTAGCCTTGTTTTTTGTTGTGATTGTAGACTTGCTTACATCTATATTTACTACCTTGTATAGGTCTAGATCATCGTGATCTTCTTTCTGCAAATCCACCATGTGAGTTATTTTTTTGGTTAGTATTGGTTTCTTCCAACATAGCCTTTTCTTCCTCTATTCTTTTCAATATTTCAAACGCATCAAAAATAGCTAGCTTTTTTGTGGCAGCTGCATTCTTTAATCTATCAGCCGCTAGTTCATCATCAGGATCAGGCTTAATGATATCTTCCTTAGCTACCTTTACTAATTGTTTTACCGCTAACTCACCAGCCTTTATTATATCTTCCTTAATCTTTTTTATATTCATTGTCTAACAATATACAAATATTTTTGGTAAACATTCTATATATTTTTTCACCTTCAACATTAAACTCGTACTCACTCTCTGGTTGAAAAGAAACAATATCTCCTGTTTTTAGCCCCATATCTATCATCTCTTTATTGGGATATCTTATCTCACCTACAAGCTCATGCTCAACACTATTATTAAAATTATAGGTGTCTTTATTTTTAACAGGTGCTACAAAGCAGTATGGATTTGGTGCCTTCCACCCATCGCTTGTTTTGTATAAAAAGAACTGATCAAAATCAATTAAAAACAAATTATCCATAAAAAAAGATGGTCCACTTTTCTCTCTACCCTTAATGTCGTAGTATTTTCTAAAAACATTGTGGTGTACTAATAATGTATCGCCTTTCTTTATTTCTCCTTTGTATGTATAAGGAACCTCTAATACTTCGGCAAATCTATTAGTAGACCTGTGGTCCTCTTGTGATGAGCTTACAATAAAATCTTTATCGCCTATTTTTTTAGTGTGACTGTATCTAACACCACCCACTGGTTTTACTAGAAACTGAAATGGAGGCTTCATGACCCACAACCTATACAATCAAAATGAGAATCCGTTGGTTTTGTCCCGTTTAACTTCATCTCAAGATTGTGAATCATACCCCTAACCTCCATATCTTTCATCATATCCCCTGTAAGTTGAGATTTCAATGACTCTATCTTTTCTATAATTTCTTCCTTATCCATCCTAAAAATCAATATTATACTCGATAGAAACTGGCATATTAGGATTAAATTGTTTCCAAAGTAAAATCTCTCCTGGTGGTCTTTCTATCCATATTTTTACCCCATCATCATCATAACGAATTAGGTGTATTTTATGTGAACCACTTAGAACATCTTGCCCTACAATATAGTGCATTACGCTAGATTTATAATCTGCCCCTATAGAAACTTTTCGGATGATCATGTTATAGCTCCTGTCATTAGATCAACCTTCTTATCCCCATACTTTTTATCTAACCCCTCTCTAAACTTATTAAGCTCTGCGGTGTGATTTTCAATGTCAAATACTAATGATTTACTTTTAGTTTGAAGTCTAGATATTGCTACCTGAACATCCCCTAAATCTAGTCTTGACTCGTATAAATTTCTTTGAAGTGAGCGTAGGCTGTCCAGCTCATCTGTTGTGATTTTATCTGCCATTTTATTTTATTTTAATTAAAGTATTAGCCCTTGAATGCTAACAAAAATTCTCGTATTCCAATACCAAATGAAATACCAGCGTACAATACATTACCCTGTAATAATAATGCTAATCCTATTCCCCCAGCTACTGCTGCTAAGAATAATGGTGATGTAACTACTTTTTTTATTTTTTCCATTTTATTTTATTTTAATTATTAAACCCATCCTGAAATAGCAACTCTTTTCCACGTATTTGTAGCAACACATGCATATAAGTAATTTGCATCTACCGCTAATTGACCAGCTACCCCTGTAGAACCAGCTGATGCAGGTACGTTTGTAACGTCTGCGTGTTGAGCACTAATAAAATCTCTTATTGCCTCAAAGGTAAAGTTTTTTGTTGCATTAGCTTCTCCAGTGTCAGTTCCTGGTACCATATCTGTTAATGCTGGTGTTGCGGTTGTGTATGTACTTATCTTTGCCATTGTGATTAGTTTTTTACAAAGTTAATAAATTATAGTAACAATTTACCAAACTTCTTTAATGTTAATAAAAACAATAATAAAAAACCTCCTATCATTACCGCACTACCGTACTTTTGCCACCACGTAAGCTCCTGTATAACGACCTTCTCATACGGTATAATTTTCTCCGTAAAAACCGTGTCGCCATAGCATGTGTACTCATGATGGATTGTTTCTCGAAGCGTGTCGTAGAAGTATTTGATTTTAATTCGTTCATTGTTAATTACTGTTACACTGTCATGATATTCTATCAATGTTGTAGTATCATGGGTGTACTCAGGAACGACTACGGTATCTATAACTATAATGGTATCCATTTGCAATAGCTGTGGGTGTTTTTTAATTAGCCTATTGAGCCTTTTTTGTGGAGTACATCCTACTAAAACGGCTGCAAATATAATAAATATTTTAAGACTTAGGTAACGCAATTAAAGAATCTTTTGAACGTAAGAATAATAACCCTGTAGTCATCCATCCTGACATATCCTCAATAGTGGCTTTTTCCATAAAAATCATTACACCACAGAATACAAGAATTAATAAACCTAGTATTGTAGTAACGTAGTTTGAAAATAATCTATCTTTCATTTTTAGTTGTTTAAGTGTTATCCCACCGAGCCTTAGTGCCTCTACGGTCATAATGGGTAAATGTGTTATATCTTCCTAATCCACCCTCTTCTATAGCACCTATTCTAATTAATCCCTCTATCACATCAGCTAGGTCACTAGGGCTATGACTACTTACCGCTAGGTCACTTGCATTTCCATTTTTATGCTCAGATTTTGACGCTCCACCTACCTTAGCATTGTAACTAGGGCATCTGTAACCTGAGTTTATTTTTATGGGTGTATTTAAGAAATCTCTAATGGTTTGTAGGTTGTGTGCATGAACCTCTACATTATCTAGTATATCCTCTGGCATCTCACATCCACAGTTGCAATTAAACTCAGACTTACTAAAGTTTTTAGTTAGATCTCCCATAATTATTTATTTTTTGCACCGAACCATCACGGTATAGTTTTATAATTAAACCCTGATAATCTAGTGTTACTTCTTGGCCAAAGATATTAAATATTTTTATTACTTCCTTAGTTTTAGGCTCAATAACTACTGATACAGGAAAAAAAACTTCGGTAGTACCATCATAATCAGTTTGGGTTAATCGGTAGTAAGAAACACCTAGTAAAGGATTCTGATCCGTAGCCCTATAATCAACTTGGGTATTTACACTCCCTCCACCTTCTACGGTAGCTATAGTATGCCAATCCTCTACATCTACACTACGTTGAATCTTATAGTAATCATTATTAACCTGTGAGGCTACACTCCAATCTATTACTACGTCATTTCCGTTATATCCTGCGTTAAAAGATATCAACTCTATAGGTAATGCAAAACCCGTGTTACTTATTCTAATCTCAAACCCTGGGTAGGTTACACTTCCATCGGTGGACCATAAAAAAGTTAGAGCTCCTGTAGGGTGAGTAGATTCAAAATATGCAGGTATACTTGTTCCGCAATAACTTCCAATTAGTGTAGTAAAGTCATCGCCATCATATACCTCAAAAACATCCCAGCCACAGACTGAGTTGTATTCTACATCAAAAAAAGCTGGTGTAGCCACTAAATTACCTATTACAGGATATATTGTTAAAGCTCCTAAACCATTGTTATCATAATTTAATGTATACCCATCATCATATAATACTGCATTATCTGTAGTGTATGTATACCATAAACCATCATTAGGCATTAAGAGTATGGCTTGAGAAAAATTTAAAAGTGGTAATAGTAAGAATATAATTAAGGGTAGTAGTTTTTTCATAGCTACTTCATAAACAAGCCTTCAATAAAGGTGCCAATACCAACGAAGAATGTTCCAAGAGCTGTCCAGAATTTAGTCTCAAGTGATCTAATTCTTTTTTCTTGATCATGGGTTTTTTCTTCCATAGATTCTAGTTTTGTTTGAATCTTAATTTGACCCTGTATTAGTCTGTCTATTTTTTCTTCCATTATTTAAAAATATAAGTCGTTTATAAAACATAAAAATTACAGACTTCTTCTTTTTCTGCGTTTATTACGCATCCTTCTTCGTCTAGGTCTTCTTTTTTTTCTTTGTTTTTTTTTCTTTTTTACCGTTCATTCAACCTCTTCAGGTATTGGTTCTGACCAGGCTGGCGTACTCATTAGCTCAAGGGCTTCTGCGTGTGTTAACACCTGCGAAGGAGTAACGGTACCATCCTTAATAAATGTAGGCTCTGCATTATACTTAATTACAAAAAGCGTATCATCTAAACTTCTTCTAATTGTTGATGATGAACTTTCACCTACCTGGCTAAAGTCAATGTTTTGTAAATCTGTTGCTATATTACAAATAGCATATACTAAGTGATTAAATCTTGCTTCCATTTTTATTATTTTTAAACTATCCAATATTCTACTCGTGTACCTCCACACCATTCAGCGTAAATAATATTTAATGCACTGGTGGTGTATGTTCCACTTCCTATCAATACCCATCCTGCTGGAACAGTAGGAGATGAACCATCGTTATGGTAAATCTTTTGTACTATTCCTAATTTAGCATCTGTTAAAGAATTTGTTATATTTCCTGTACCTGGTGCAGATGATGTGTTATATATTAATGGCTCATTAAAGGCTATTACTGTACCTGTAGTTTGTGTGGCACCTTGGATTCCTGTCTTGAAATCTGCGTAGGTATACACTGTTCTTTTATCATTTAAAACAGTAGATTTTTTTTCTGCTAAATTAACCGTTGAGGTTATTCCTACAAATTGTTCGTTGCTTGGTATTGTTGGCATAATTTAATTGTTTTTACAAAGGTAATAAAATTCTACTTAACTTGGTACGTCTTCTTCTCTATCTGCTTCATCCATATTGTAAGATAGTGAATTATTACTACTGTTAGGAGCTTCGCCCACTCTATCTTCTATTGTCATATTTACTGATGTTCCATCAAAGCTACCTATTGAATCAGGTATAGTCCAATCTGTTGAGAATGTTGCTTCTTCACCTAACTTCCATCCAGCAGTTGGAGAAAGTGTTGAAATATCAACAGGGCTTCCACTATTATAAAGAGTAGTAACATTTCCAGCAGTTAGTGTGCTATCCCATATTGCTAGGTTATCTATCTTTCCATTTTGTCTAACACCTAAAGCTGTTCTACCTATTCTATTAAAAATAAAGCTACTACCTGAAGGCAGGTTTGTTGCAGTTCCAGCTGATAGATAATCATTATCTAAAACTCCATTAACGTAAATATTAACCCTGTCTGCTACTATTGCTTGAGTTCCATCAAAAGTTGCTACTATATGGTGCCAAGTGTTTGAAGTTATCGAAGCGTTAGAACTTCTAATTTCTATATTTCCTGTTGATGAGGTTACGATGGTAAAAACAGCTTGTCTGTTACTGTTTTTCAATAAATTTATTTGTCCAGCAAAACTAGCGTTTACAGCAGTTGAAAAGAAACCATTTTGACTAGAACTATTACAATAAACCCAAGCACTAATTGAAAAGTTTTGACCTCCTGCTCTAACAAAAGGAATATCAGTTAAATTTATTTGGTCGTTAATTCCATCAAATTCAAAACTATAATTTGAAAATCTTGAATTATCAACATTACTATTTTCAGGTAGTAACCACTGAGGAGATTTCCAAGAACCATTCTCTCCCATTCTGTACCAAGCTGTTGGGGAATAACTGCTTAAATCTGCTGGTACTCCTGAGTTATAAATTGCACTTATATTTGTTGGACTTAAAGCACTTGTAAAAACTGCAACCTCGTCAATGTTTCCATTAAATTCGTTAGTAGTATAACCACCTAATTTACCTATTTCAAAACTAGCAGTTGAGGAATTTAAAGAAGTTAAAGCTGCACCTGAAAGTGTATTTGCTAATTCAACTCCATCCATATAAACTTTCATTTTATCTGCATCGCTTGCTTCTGCTTCATTATATACAAAAGCATAATGATGCCAATTGCCAATGGTTGCAGTAACATCATAAGTGTGTTTATACATTGTTTTTTGAACACCAGTTGAAGTAGCCATATAAACCACAATTGAACCCGTAACGCCACCATTTTGTAGAGGAACAAATTGTTTTTCTCCAGCTGTAGTTCCCCAAGTTCCAAATAAGTAATAATTTGAAGTACCACTTCTATTAAACCACCCCATCCAAGTAGCTTCTGTAACACCATTTAAAGCACTTATATTACCACAGTCTATATAATCGTCAACTCCATCAAAAGCCATAGACTTGGTAGAGCTAAAAGCTGGTGTTAAAACATTTAATACAGATCTATAGTACTTACTCATAATATGTTATTTAACTTGGAACATCTGTTTCTCTATCTGCTTCATC